TCCTTTATCGCGTATTCTATTGTATCCGACATGGTATCAAATGGAACGGCATCCTCGTCTATGTCCTCCCGCTCTTCCGGCTCGTGGATGACGAAGAAGCAGTTTTCAGCAAGCAGCTGGCGAATACGGTCGAGTTGTGCGACCTCGTCTCTCGCATCCCGTTCCATGAACTCCAATGCCGCAGTCTGCTGGCGGTCGCAAAAATATTTTTGCGGCACGTCGGTAATGTACTTCATGCCACGTTCGTGGCAAAAGCCATTCGCGGTGCAGGTGCCATCGCTGCCGATGATTATCTCAACGTTCGACAGGAAGCGCGGGCAAGTGTCAATGTCGCACTCAGTCTTGAACTTGGGGCAACGGACAAATAGATCAGACTTCACCATCTCGTTCCGCCTGTGACAAGAGATTGTACTGTTCATCACTCAAACCGGCAAGACCCCAACGCGCTCGCAGATCGAACGCCTTGGTTCGGAGGTCGTGGTCATTCTTGTACTTTGCCTCAACGCGGGGAGTGCATCCGCCCGGTTTTATCGGGAACGTCACCTCCGCAAAGTCCGTGGTTTCTCCTTTGCTCTCAAGATTGTCGTTGTAGGCATAAGGGTGGAGTTTCGCCTTCAGTTCAACGCGCAGCACCTTCCAGTTCTTACGGTCAAAACGCTCCTTGAGTTGCCGCTCTATCTGTTCATGTACGGGAAGGACATCGGTTCCGCGGAACACCGTGGGCAAGTAAACGTCATCACCTTCCGGCTTCAACTCAAACGTACTGCCCGTGACATCATCGGTTACCTTGATTTCCATTTCAGAAATCCAAACCTTCTCGCCTGACTTCTTGTTCTCTTCGGGCAAGGTGATCTCGCTTGCGAAGCGTTCAGGATATTTGAACAGCGGAAGCCTGTGTTCGCAATGGCGACGCTTCTGTCGCTCGACCTGCGAACCAAGGACGTGACGGAGAAAGAGGTCGAGGATATATTCGGGATCGCCCGATTTCGTTTCGGAAATCCACGCCTTGTCCCTTGCGTAGTAGTGACGGATCTCAAAACCGGTCATGTTGGTGTCAGCCCCGATAATGGGTTGCCCGTCCTGAACTTTCAGCACGTCTCGCGCTGGCGGAGACGTGTTCACGTAATAACGGACAAACCCCTCGGAAGTCATGGACGGGATGACAAATGCGATGTAATCCTTCTGCTGATTGGATGTGCGGATGTACTTTTCGAGTTCGTCTCGGAACGTCTGAAGCCCGCGAGACATCTGCGCAGCGGAGAATGTCGGGGGCGTGATGTTCTTGTGCATGAAATTGCCCTGCGCGGCTTTCGATGCGGCAACCTGCAAGGACTGCCAGAGAGTTTTCGCCTCCTCCTGTTCTTGCCCTTCGCCCGTCTGCGCCCGCACAGCGACGAATGCCGCCATCATCGCAAGAGTGGCACGGGGGCCGAATATCTCCGCGTAATGAAGCGAGTTGTACATCTTGCTCAACGCCGCGTGACGGTCGAGATAGTCCAGGATGGTCTTATGATTGGAGTTGTCGCTGTTCACAGCCGCGATGGTATTGAGAATCTTGAAGAGAACAGTATGCTCCTTTGGGTTCTCATCGGCGAATTTATCCAATCTGGCGAAAAGGATCTCTGCACGTTGTTTCGTCGAACGGCCGAGTTTCATTTCCGCAACCTTCAGGCTTGGGGCGTATGCATCGAAAAGCTCGATTGACATCTCTTTCGAGTTGAGCAGCGTTATGATCTGTACAAGTCCACCTACCATATTACCTCCTCGTTACAACCTCAATTAAGGGTATCAAACAAACGACTCTTCAGACGCTTCGGCGATTCCAGGGAGCTCTTCCTGCTTTGTAGCAGGCGGCTTGGATGTCTGACGCATGGTGAATCGATAGACGGGTTTCTCTTCCCAATATTCATGCGCGTCAGTCACTTCAAAGGTAATGGTATAGTCCTTGAAGTTGATACCCTTCTGAATAAAAAAGTTCTTGAGGCTGATGTACCGATAGGGACCGCTCGTCTTGACAACAAATCCGCGTGGATCGACATCCGGGCAGGCGACCGCGCCGAATTCAATAAGTTTGTTGTCTGCCGATTGTGGTTTCAATGAGAACAGTATGATGCTGCAAACGCTCGTCAACTTCATCATCTCCATCGCGTCCGTCGCAAAACGCAGCCGCCCAGAACGCATGACAGAGGCATGAGCGATTACCTCAAACCTCTTCGCGTCCACCATTTCGGCATGATCTAACAGTGCCATTTTGTTTCTCCTGGTTTGTGTCTTTGATGACGCATATTATATAACAAATCATATCCGGCTTTCAAGATGGGGTAGAAATAAATATTGGGTAAAGTAGGGTAAAGCGTTGCGGGCAACGCATCACAAGATGTAAAAACGTTGCCTTTTTGCGGCAACGGCCTTGCAAAGGCTTTGCAAAGGCCTTGCAAGACCTTTGCAAGACTTTGAAATCCCGCGCTGCCCGTCTCTGTCCACCCCTTAAAACGTGTATAACATACCAAGGATGATTATTTTCAGATTGAAAATTGCATTTAAGAAACGCGGCGACCGTGGCTTGCCCTCTCGCGCAAAAATTTCTGAAAAAAGTTCCGAAAATTTTTGGCGCAAAAGCCGTAAATACCCCAATGGGGAGGCGAGGTTGCCCCCAGTCAAAAAGGAAACGAAGATGAATCAATACCCCTTCATCGTCGACATCGATGCCGACGAATACCACGAAGCCGCACGTCGCGGCGAGTTCTTGTCGAGCCATTTGCTCGGCGACTTCCGGGCCTGCCCGCGCCTCTACAAGAAGAAGCTGTTGGGCGAGATCGAACCGGTCGATACGACCGCGTACCAGATCGGACGCGCCCTGCACACCCTCATACTTGAGGGGCGGTCGAAGTTCGATGCGGAGTACCTCATCAGTTCCGGACCCACAAATCCAAAGACGGGCGAGGCGTATGGCAAGACCACCAAGGCGTACCGCGAGTGGCTGGCGGCGCAGAAGCGTCCGGTCGTGTCGAGCGAGGACTTCGGATGGATGCTCAAACTCCAGCAGAGCGTCGCCCTGCATCCCGTCGCCAACACACTCCTTGAACGCGGACGGGCCGAGGGGACGGTGCGCATCACCCTCGACGGCGAGCCGTGCCAAATCAGAATGGATTGGTTCAATCCGAGCTTTGAGGGCAAGCCGGTGATCGTCGATTTGAAGACGGTCGCGGATTTCCCGTTCTTCGAGAAAGATGCGCGGAAGTACGGCTACCCCGAGCAGCTCGCCTTCTACCGCGAAGTGTTCAAGGAGGCGAACGCAGGCGTGAACGCCAGCGCACAGGACGTACCCGACGTGTACATCATCGCAATCGAGAAGCGCGAGCCGTTCAGGTGCGGCGTGTGGAAACTCACCGACGAGCTGCTTGAACAGGCCGCCGCCGCGAACAAGATGGCGATGTCGCTCTTGAAGGAGTGCCGGAGGCGCGGCGAGTGGCCGACCGGGTACGAGGAGCTGCGGGTGATGGGGGTGTGACAACAGCAAGCGTACAACAACAAGGATTTCTGGAAACCCATCGGTTAAACGCCGGTGGGTTTTCTTTTACCCAAAAACAAACTAAACGAAAGGAAAAAGCAATGGCATTACTGCAAAATGTCATCAAGGGCAAGTTGCCCGTACCTCCACGCCTCATGGTCTATGGATCGGAAGGCGTTGGAAAATCGACCTTCGCGGCGAACGCGCCCAAGGCGATCTTCATACAGACCGAGGACGGTCTCTCGGAGATCGACTGCGCGAGGCTTCCGCTCGTCGGCTCGTTCGACGAACTGCTGACGCAGCTCAAGGCGATCCGCGACGAGGAGCACGACTACCAGACGCTGTGCCTCGACTCGCTCGACTGGACGGAGCGTCTCGTGTGGGACCGCGTGTGCGCGGACTACGGCGTGAAGTGCATCGAGAAAGCCGACGGCGGCTACGGTAAGGGGTACACCCACGCCCTCACCTACTGGCGACAGATCATCGCGCTCCTGAACGAGATCCGCGCCAAGCGAAACATGGCGGTCGTTCTCATCGCGCACTCCAAGGTGGAACGCTTCGAGGACCCGGAACACGCCTCCTACGACCGCTACACGCCCCGGCTTCACAAGGCCGCGTGTTCGCTCGTGTGCGAGTGGGTGGACGCCGTCCTCTTCGCCTCGCGCCGGATGCGCGTGGATTCCACGACCGGCAAGGCTGCGCCCGTGGGCGCGGACGGCGGCGAACGCATCCTGCGCACGAACGGCTCTCCGGCCTGCATCGCGAAGAATCGCTACGGGCTGCCCACCGAGCTTGCGCTCTCGTGGACGGCGTTCGTCGAGTGCCTCGGCGGAAAGAAGTAATCAACAACAAGCGTACAACAACAAGAACAACGGACGGGGCCTCTGGCGGCCCCGAACCCCAACAAGAAGAAAGGTCAAACTAATTATGGCTACCATATCATTCAATGCGGCTGAAGTTCAGCCATCATCGTTCGACGCGCTTCCGACGGGAACCTACGAGGCGGTCATCGCAAACTCCGAGGCGAAGCCGATGAAGTCCGGCAACGGCATGGGCTTCAACTTCGAGTTCGAGATCATCTCCGGCGACTGCAAGGGGCGCAAGGTGTTCGCGTGGATCACGTTTGAACATCGCACCAGCCCGGACGCGCAGCGCATCGGGCGCGAGCAGCTTTCGGCGATCTGCCGGGCTGTGGGCGTGACGCAGCTCAACGACACCGCGCAGCTCCACAACCTGCCGATGATGATCACCGTCGCCATCGACAAGAACGATCCCACGCGCAACGTCATCAAGGCGTACAAGGCGAAGCGGGGAACGGGGAATGGGGAACGGGGAACGGGTGCCGGGACAGCAAGCGTACAACAGCAAGGAGCGACCGCGCCGTGGGCGAGGTGAACTTCGAGATCCCCTGGCCTCCGAGCGTAAACCGGTACTACAGGCACGTCGGCCCTCGCGTCTTGATCAGTCGCGAGGGTCGGCGTTTTCGGAGGATGTGCGTATCTCGCCTCGCGGGACGGTTCCGAAAGCTCGCCGGGAAAGTGAAGTTCACCGCCGAGTTCTATCCGCCGGACTCGCGCAGGCGAGATCTCGACAACGTCCTCAAATGCACACTCGACGCGCTCGTACACGCAGGACTCATGGAGGACGATTCGCAGATCAAGCACCTCGATGTGCGGATGGGCGAGCCGGTGCCGCCGGAGGGGCTTGTGTACATACGCCTTGAAGAAATCGCAGAAACGAAGAAATGAACGGAAAACAAGTATGGTTGAATTGAGAGACTACCAGTCGGACGCGAAAGCCGCGCTGTACGACTACCTCCGAAAGAAGGACGGCAACCCGTGCGTCGTCATCCCCACGGCGGGCGGGAAGTCGATCTGCATCGCGTCCGTCGCTGCGGACGCGGTGAACCTCTGGCACGGGCGTGTGCTGATCCTCGCGCACGTGAAGGAGCTGGTGGACCAGAACAGCAAGGAGCTCAAAGGGCTTTGTCCCGACCTGCCCGTCGGCGTGTATTCCGCCGGACTTGACAGGCGCGACACCAAGGAGCCGGTCGTTGTGGCCGGCATCCAGTCAATCTACAACAAGATCGACCTCTTTGAACCTTTCGACCTCGTCATGGTGGACGAGGTTCACATGGTGCCGCCGGACGGCGAGGGTCGCTACCAGACGTTCCTGAACGCGGCGAAGGCGAAGAACCCCAACATCCGCATGGTCGGGTGGACGGCGACGCCGTTTCGGACGCAGGGAGGGATCATCTGCCGCCCTGAAAACCTCTTCAACGAGGTGTGCTACGAGGCGAACGTCAAGGACTTGATCGACGCGGGGTGGCTGTCGAAGATCACGGCGAAGGCGGGAACCGCCAACGCCGATCTCGAACACCTGCACATCCGCGCCGGGGAGTTCGTGGCGGAGGAGGTGGAAAAGGCGATGGGCGAAGACCGCCTCGTCGCCTCCGCCTGCCGCGAGATCGTGGAGAAGACGAAAGACCGCAAGGCGTGTCTCATCTTCTGCACGTCGGTGGCGCATTGCAACAAGGTGGCGAAGCTCATCGCCGCGTACTCCGGCGAGGAGTGCGCCGTCGTGACGGGCGACACGCCGTCCGAGAAGCGCGACGAGATCATCCGCCGTCTCAAGGGCGAGGAGATCGAGGTCGATCTCTTCGGCGGCAAGCTGCCGCCCTTGAAATACTGCTGCAACGTGTCGGTGATGACAACCGGCACGAACATCCGCCGCCTCGACACGATTGCGCTTCTGCGCCCCACGGCGAGCGCGGGGCTGTTCATCCAGATGGTCGGGCGGGGATTCCGTCTCTCGCCGGAAACGGGCAAGACGGAGTGCCTTGTGCTCGACTACGGAAAGAACGTGGAGCGGTTCGGACCCATCGACGCGATTAGGGTCGGGGAACGGGGAGCGGGCAACGGGGAACGCGGGCCGCTCGTGAAGATGTGTCCGCAATGCCGGACGCTCGTCCCGCTCTCCGTCATGCTGTGCAAGGAGTGCGGATTCGAGTTCCCGCGCAGCGAGCGCGAGAGGCGGACGCACGAGGCACACGCGGACAACGCGGCGATCCTCTCCGGCGAAGTGACGATTGAGACACACGACGTGACGGACACGATCTTTCAGGTGTGGACGAAACGCGACGCGCCGGAGGGTGCGCCGCAGACGGTGCGCGTGACCTATCGGTGCGAGGCTGCGCCCGGTGCGCTCTACGATGCGTACAGCTGCAACTTCTCGGAGTGGGTCTGCCCGGAACACAACGGCTACGCGAGGGCGAAGTTCGAGAAGTGGTGGACGGCGCGGGCGGCATCCGACTTCCCGATCCCCGACAAGGCCGAGGACGTGTGCGAGGCAGACTTCATGGGAATGTTGCGCACGGTCAAGCGCATCACGGTGAGGCGCGTCGCCGGAAAGCAGTACCCGGAGATCGTCGACTACGAGTTCGGCGACTTCCCCAAGACGGGGAACGGGGAACAGGGAACGGGGAACGGGGAAACCACGGAGGAGTACGAAGACTTCGACGATCTTCCGTTTTAGAAAGGAAAACTTATCATGGACGAGTGGGAGAGACTGGAGCGGCGATGGAAGATCGTCAGCCGCATTGTCGTTGGACTGATCTGCACGGCGATCTTGTCTCTGCTGCTCATGTTCGTGGCGCGGCACAGCAGAGGCAAGGCGCAGGATCAGTTCACGATTATCTGCGAGCGGGCGATGCGCGAGGCCAGAGAGAGGGAGGCGAAATGATCACAGTCGAAACGGCTATGGCGTACCTCGCCGCCGGGTTGAGCGTCCTGCCCGCGATCAAGGCGGAGAAGCGTCCGGCTGTGGGCGCGTGGAAGACCTGGGCGGCACGGCTTCCGAGCGAGTACGAAGTCAAGGCGTGGTTCGGAAACCATCCGGACGGCGTGTGCATCGTAAGCGGTGTAGTTTCTGGGAGTCTCGAGTGCATGGACTTCGACAACCACGGCGAACTCTTCGACAAGTGGAAGAATCGCGTGGATTCCGCGCTTTTCTCGCGTCTTGTGGTGGAGCGGACTCCTTCCGGCGGGTACCATGTTATATATCGCGTCACAGGTGTAGTGGCTGGGAACACTAAACTCGCCAGAGGTGAAAGAGCCGCAAAACTCGCAACTTTGATCGAAACTCGCGGAGAAGGCGGAATTTTCCTTTGTGCGCCCACACCAGGATATAGCATCGTACAGGGCGAGTTTGCACACGTTCCGACACTCTCGGCCGACGAGCACGCCCAACTCCTCGCGGCGGCGCGTGAACTCAACGAGGTGCAGGAAGCCCCCAAATCCGCCGCGTGTGGCGTTTCGGGCGGCGAGGCGGGCAACCAGCCGTCCTCGGCCCCCGGAGCGCACACAGGGGCGGTGTCGGGCGAGTGTGGCGATTCTGGCGATTTCGCGGTGCGTCCGGGGGACGATTTCTGCGCGAGAGGAGATATACGCCCTGTACTTGTGTCACATGGCTGGCAGCTTCTGGGCAGCAGGCCGGACGGGAACGAGCTGTGGCGGCGTCCCGGAAAGGAGGTCGGCGGACACTCGGCGACGTTTGACGGCAATGTGTTTTATGTGTTTTCGTCGAACGCCTCGCCCTTCGAGAGCGAGCGGGGGTACAGCCGGTTTCAGGTGTACGCGACACTGGAATGTGGCGGAGATTACACACGGGCGGCGCGGGAGCTGTTGGGCAAAGGCTATGGGCAGACGATGCCGGAACCGGGCGTGGACTTCAGTGGGTTGAAGACAGCAAGCGTACAACAACAAGGGGGCGCGGCAGCTGGGGACAACCGTCCTCCCAATTTTCTGCCCTTGGGCGAACTGGTGGAGAAGTACCCGAAGATGAAGCCGGTGTTGATACACGGCTTTCTGCGCAGGGGCGAGACGATGAACATCATCGCCCCGCCGAAGACCGGCAAGTCATGGCTCGTCACCGACCTCGCGCTCTCGGTCGCAACCGGAACGCCTTGGTTCGGTTTCCCGTGCGAGAAAGGCAAAGTGCTGATTATCGACAACGAGCTGCATCCCGAAACCTCGGCGAACCGCATCCCGAAGGTCGTGGCGGCGCGTGGAATCGAGCTGAAGAAGGTGCAGAACGACATCTACGTGGACAACCAGCGCGGACGGCTCGGCAACATCGAGGACTTGGCGAACCAGATCGAGGCCCTGAAGCCCTATGGCTTCAAGCTGATCATCATCGATGCCTTCTACCGGGCGATGCCGAAAGGCACGGACGAGAACGACAACGGCACGGTCGCCGGAATCTACAACCTCATCGACAAGTATGCCGCCGCCCTCGACTGCGCGTTCATCCTCATCCACCACACGAGCAAGGGCAATCAGTCCCTCAAGGCGGTGACTGACGTTGGCGCGGGCGCGGGGTCGCAGAGCCGCGCTTCCGACACACACGTCATCCTGCGCCGTCACAAGGAGCAGGGAGTCGTGGTCATGGAGTCGGTCGTGCGCTCGTTCCCCTCGATCGGGCCGGTGTGCTTGCGGTGGAACTGGCCACTCTGGAACAGGGATGATTCCCTCAATCCGGAAGAGCTGGAAGGCAAGCAGGAGATCGCCGTGCATCATGACGATCCGCCGCCGGAGGACATCGCGCAGAAACTTGTCGACCTCGTTGACGGGGAACAGCCGATGGCCAAGGGCGTGTTCGTCGAGAGGGTCAAGACGACGTATGGCATCATGGCCAAGACGGCAAAGCTTGCGGTCGAGATTGCGATCAACAACGGGAGCATCCGCTGCGGTCGTGTGATGGGCCAGCCCAAGGGGCTCCAGGCCACTAAATTCATCACCCTGCCAAGCGGTGAAAACGATGAGAATTAGTTTTGTTTTGCCACGCGAAAAAACAAAATAAAAAACTAATTTGACCAGGGCGTTTTTGACCTCGATTTGTTTTGTTTTTTCGCGCTCCCTTTAGGGGCGCGGAAAAATCAAAATCAAATCAAAACGCCCAGGCCGCGATTTAGTTTTGTTTCGGTCAAAAACAAAACAAACCGAAAGGAGCGAAATGCGATGAAGCCGAATGGATGAGCGGCACACGCGCCGAGAGTGCGCCAAAGTGCGACTCCTGAAACCGAGTGGGACATATTACCCCACCCAAGGCCACGGTTCCTCCCCCGCCCCCTCACGAGAGCAGGGCGCGGGAAGGAGCAGGGCTTTTAACCACACTTGTTTTCACCGGGGAAAATCCCCGCCAACGGAGAAATCGGCAAAATGAAGCCAAAAATCATAGAGGCCAAGATCGCGGACTTGAAGCCCTACCCAAACAATCCGCGAATCAACGACGAGGCGGTTCCGACAATCGTCGATTCGATCAACGAGTTCGGATTCGTCGGCGCGATCATCATCAACCGCGAGAACGTGATCATCAACGGCCACACGCGGGTCAAGGCGATGCAGCAGCTCGGGCGCGAGACGATCCCCGCCATCGTGGTGGATCACCTCACGAAAGAGCAGGAGGACGCGCTGCGCATCGCGGACAACAAGACGGGCGAGATCGCCAAGTGGAACATGGAGCTGCTCAAGGGCGAACTCCAGGCGTTGAAGGACGCAGGGTTTGACCTCGGCGTTCTGGCGTTCAGCCACGACGAGATCGACGACATCCTCAACGGCGACGGCAACGTGGAGCGAACGGGGCAGACCGACCCCAACGACGCGCCGGACGTGCCGGAAACGCCCGTGTCGAACGCGGGCGAAATCTACCGCCTTGGGGACCACCTACTCATGTGCGGGGACGCGACCAGCCCGACCGACGTTTCGCGGCTCGTCGGCATTGCGGAGGCGGACTTGTGGCTGACCGACCCGCCCTACAACGTGGACTACCACGGCTCGGACGGACAGTCGATTCGGAACGACTCGATGGAGGACACGAAGTTCCGCGAGTTCCTGCGTTCGGCGTTCGGCATGGCGGAGAAGGCGTTGAAGCCCGGCGGGGCGTTCTACATCTTCCACGCCGACTCGGAGGGGTACAACTTCCGGGGGGCCTGCCACGACGTCGGCCTCAAGGTGCGCGAGTGCCTCGTGTGGAAGAAGAACGCGCTCGTCCTCGGGCGGCAGGACTACCAGTGGATTCACGAACCGTGTCTCTACGGATGGAAGGACGGCGAAGCACACAGGTGGTACGGCGACCGGGCGCAGACCACGGTGATGGAGTTCAACAAGCCGAAGAAGAACGACGTTCACCCGACGATGAAGCCGACGGAGATGCTCTGCTACCTCCTCAAGAACTCGTCAAAAAAAGGCGATACCGTCCTCGACACGTTCGGCGGCAGCGGCTCGACGCTCATCGCCTGTGAACAGCTCGGGCGCAAGTGCCGCACGATGGAGCTTGACCCGAAATACTGCGACGTGATTCGCCGCCGCTGGGCCGAGCATCGCTACGGCGAGGGTTGCGACTGGCAGACGAAAACGCCCGTTGTGGGGAACGGGGAAGAGGGAACTGACGGAAACGAACAGGAGGCGAACTCATGAAAGTACAGACATCGGAATACTGCGCGGTCGGGCATCCCGACCGCACGTGCGACTTCATCGTCGCCTACATCCTCGACCGCTACCTTGAGCGGGACAGAAACGCGAGGGTTGCGCTCGAGGCGCAGCTCAAAGACTGCTTCTGCACACTCTCCGGCGAGGTGACTTCGACCTACCGCTTCACAAACGCGGAGCTGGCGGAGTTCTGCCGCGAGGCGATCCGGCGCATCGGCTACACCGACGCATACGTCGCCAAGTGGGGCGAGGGCAACGCCATCAGCGGAAGCGGCGTGGAGGTGACCGTCCATGTGTCGCAGCAGTCGGCAGACATCGCGCAGGGCGTGAACCGCGACGGATGGGGCGACCAGGGGATCTTCTGGGGTATGGCGGTGAACGACCCGAGGCGCGGGTATATGCCCAAGGACTACTGGCTCGCCCGAGAGATCGCGCAGAACCTCGTGAAACGCAGGTTCGGCGGACTGGACGTGAAGACGCAGGTGACGGTGATCGACGGGCTGCCGACCGAGTGCGTGGTGGCGGTCCCGATCCTGCTGGAGTGCGAGGAGGCGGCGGTCGGGACGATCCGGAACTACGTGCAGTCGATCCTCGGAAGCGACTGCAAGGTGACGGTGAACGGCACGGGGCGGTACGTGACGCACGGCTCAATCGGCGACTGCGGCACGACGGGCCGGAAACTCGTCGCCGACTTCTACGGCGGCAATGCGAAGATCGGAGGCGGCTCGCCCTGGGGCAAGGACCCGACGAAGGCGGACGTGACGCTGAACATCCTCGCCCGCGACCGTGCGCTCACGTATCTGCGCGACCACAACCTCGACGAGGTGTATTGCGCGATCTCGTGCTGCATCGGGCGGAGCGAAATCCGCGTCACGTTCTTCAACGGGCTGGGAGAATGCCTCGAAAGCCACGTGGAGAACGACCCGCCGTCGCACATCATCGACCGCCTCGGACTTCGCGAACCGGGGTACGCGGGGGCGTGTGAAGAGGGACTGTTCGGTTACGAAAAAATAGCCGCGCCATGAATGGTGCGGCACAGGACAGGCGCAGGGCGAACTCGCGGAAAGGAAGGTTCAGACGCGGGCCTTGAAGTGTCCGCGAGCGTCCTTCTCGAACCGCGAAGCGTTGCCCTTGTCCCTGATCTCGCGCATGATCGCGGAGTAGAGGGTCTGCTCCGGGGTCTTGCCCGATCCGGGCGTCCAGAGGCCGCGATCCTTCGCCGCCGCCACCATCTGGCGGGTGGTGAGGGATTCGTCGCCGGACTTCAGCACCTCGAGCGCGGCGTTGAGAAGCGAGAGCTTCTTTTCCGACGCGGCGGGCGCGGTGGTGTTCGCCTTGGCCTTGGAGGTCTTCGGCGTGGCTTTCTTTTTCGTGCTCATGTTCGGTTTTCTCCTATTGGGTGGTTGAACTGCGGACATGATGCCGTAAACGCGGTGGGATATCAACCGGCTATTTGAAACTATTTTCAGGAGGCAAAAATGGAACTCAACGTGCCGCAGATGAACAAGGCGGACTTCATCCAGGTGCTTCGCCACTACGGCTGCCGGACGATCACGCCGGAGAAGCTCGACGAGCAGATCGCGGCCGGTGCGCCGGTGAACGAGAACGGGACGATCAACATCGTGAACTACACCGCATGGGTCTTGAAGGAGCTTTACCATGCCGAATAACAGATCTTTGACGCTCTCGAAACTCAAGCCGACCGACGTGGTCAAGGCGGTGAACTCAACGCCGCTCGGAACCGTCATCGGCACGTCGCAGGTGTACCGCCACTTCGAGATGGGCGGATTCCGCATCGCCAGCAACGAGGACGAGCGGTGCATCAACCTCGGCAAATACTGTGCGTGGCTGATCGACCAGCTCGACGCCGCCCGCAATGCCGAAGGCGGAGTCCGCTCCTACGCCGAACGGCGCGAGGCGGCGCGGGCGGCTCTGGCCGAGCAGTCTCTCCTGGGGCGCGACATCGGGGAACTCCCGGAGGTCGAGAACCCGGAGCGTAAGGCGGCCTGCCGTCTCAACTTCAAGCTCTTCTGCGAGATCTACTTCCCAGAAGTGTACCAGCTCGAATGGTCGCCGGATCACCTCCGCGCCATCGCCAAGATCGAGAAGGCCGTCCTCAAGGGCGGCCTTTTCGCCCTCGCCATGAGCCGAGGTTCGGGCAAGTCCTCGCTCACCGAGACCGCCGCCATCTGGGCGATGCTGTACGGGCACCGCGAGTTCGTCGTGTTGATCGGCGCAAGCGAGTCGGCGGCGTTGGAGATCCTCGACTCGATCAAGACCGAACTGGAGGTGAATGAGCATCTCGCCGCCGACTTCCCGGAGGTGACGTTCCCGATCCAATGCCTCGATGGCATCGCCAACCGCTGTGCCGGTCAGCTTTACAAGGGCGAACGCACACGGATCACCTGGACCTCGAACGAGATCGTCCTTCCGACGATTGCGGGCGCGGCGTCTTCGGGTGTGCTGGTGCGCGTCGCGGGTATCACGGGGCGCATCCGTGGCATGAAGTACAAGAAGCCCGACGGGCGGACGATCCGTCCGGAGTTCGTCGTGATCGACGATCCGCAGACCTCCGAGTCGGCGGGGTCGGTCGAGCAGACGCGGAAGCGTGTGCGGGTGCTGGCAGGCGACATCTTGGGCCTCGCGGGGCCGGGCAAGAAGATCTCCGGCATCATGCCGTGTACGGTGATCCGTCCGGGCGACATGGCCGAGCAGATTCTCGACAAGTCGAAGCACCCCGAATGGAACGGGGAGCGGTGCAAGATGCTCTATCAGTTCCCGCGCAACGAGGAACTCTGGAACAAGTACGCCGACCTTCGCGCCGACGAACTGCGCGAGAAAGGCACGTTTGAGGCGGCGACGGCGTTCTACGCCGAGCATCGGGCCGAAATGGACGAGGGTGCGGTCGTTTCATGGGCGGCACGGCACAACTACGACGAGATCAGCGCGATCCAACACGCGATGAACCTCAAGCTGACCGACGAGGCGGCGTTCTACGCGGAATACCAGAACGATCCGCTGCCGGAGGACTTGGGAACGGAAGAACAGCTCACGGTCGACGGCATCGTGAACAAGCTGAACGGACACTCCCAGCGGAGCATCCCGGTCTCGGCGAACCACATCACGATGTTCATCGACGTGCAGAAGACGCTGCTCTTCTTCGTCGTGTGCGCGTGGGACGATGACTTCACCGGCTATGTGGTCGACTACGGAACGTGGCCGGACCAGCGGCGGCGGTACTTCGCCCTCACGGATGCGAACCCCACCCTGCAGGCGAAGTTTCCACACGCGGGGTTTGAAGGATGCCTTTACGGGGGCCTAAAGGCCCTTACGGAGGACTATCTTTCGCGGGAGTTCACACGGGATGACGGCGCGGAAATGAAGATCGAACGCTGCCTCATCGACGCGAACTGGGGTCAGTCGACGGAAGTCGTGTACCAGTTCTGCCGCGAGTCGGCGTTCGCCAACATCATCCTGCCGAGCCACGGCAAGTACATCGGGGCAAGCTCAAAGCCCATGAGCGAGTACAAGAAGTCCGTCGGCGACCGTGTGGGTCACAACTGGCGGATGCCGAATATCCGAGGCAAGCGCATGGTGCGGCACGTCATCTTTGACACCAACTACTGGAAGTCGTTTGTGGCGGGGCGGCTTTTGACCGCCCTGGGCGACCGGGGCTGTGTTTCCCTCTGGGGACGCGAGACCGAGCGGCATATGCTCTTCGCCGAGCATCTCACGGCGGAGTACCGGGTCAAGACAGAGGGGCGCGGACGCAAGGTCGACGAGTGGAAGATGCGCCCGGAAGCACACGATAACCACTGGCTTGACGGAATCGTCGGATGCGCCGTCGGCGCGTCAATGTGCGGCTGCGTGTTGGCAGGGACGGACAAAGACACACGGAATAATAAGCCGCGTGTGAAAGTGAAACTGTCGGAATTGAGGAAGGCCAAAAATTTCTGAAAAAGTTCCGAAAATTTTTGGCGCAAAATCCGTAAATACCCAATAGGGAGAAAGGAGAATTGGCCATGCGATACGGCAGCGTATGCAGCGGCATCGAAGCCGCGTCGGTGGCGTGGAGACCGCTTGGATGGGAATGCGCGTTCGTTTCGGAGATCGAGAAGTTTCCGTCCGCCGTCCTCGCCGAGAGGTTCCCGGAGGTTCCGAACCTCGGCGACTTCACGAAGATACAGCCCGGCGACTACAAGGGCGACATCGACCTGCTGGTGGGCGGAACTCCATGTCAGGCGTTCAGCATCGCCGGGCTGCGGAAAGGACTGAAAGATGCAAGAGGAAACCTCGCACTTGAGTTTGCAAAGCTGGCTTTTCGCACACACGCCCGCTGGGTGGTCTGGGAAAACGTCCTCGGAGTACTGTCGAGCGGGAAAGGAGGCGATTTTGCCTCCTTCCTATCGCTGCTCGTCGGATGGGAAGTGCCCGTCCCCAAGCGGAAGTGGAAGAAGGCCGGAATCGTCACAGGAGCCCCCGGATGTTTCAGCGTGGGTTGGAGAGTACTTGACGCTCAATATACCCGAGTTCAACAATTTCCGAGGGCGATCCCGCAGCGAAGGCGTCGTGTCCTCCTTGTCGGAAGTCTTGGTTCGTGGGCCGATTGCGCCAAGGTACTTTTTGACGGCGAAATGTGCGGCGGGGATGTACCGCCGAGTCGAGAAGCGGGGCAAGACCCTGCCGCCGATTCTGGACGGGGCGTTGAAGGCACTTCTGGCGGCATCACGTGGTGGGACGGCGGCAACGCCGCCGGAACGCTGACCACGCGGTCGCACGACCAGAAGATGCCCGACAAGGATCAACTCCCGTGCGTGGTCGATACGCGCTTTCAGGAGGTGTTCGGCGGGAACGTCGCGCCATCCCTGCTCGCCACGGACTACAAGGAGCCCAAGGCAATCATCGGGGAGGTCTGCCCGACGTTGGATGCGTCCTATCCGGGCAAGCGAAACAATCAGGACATCTCGAAGCTGATCTTCTACGAGAACCACCTCCAGGACGGGCGGGTGCGCGAGATGTCCGGTGCCGCGCCGACGATCTCTTCGTACCTCGGTACGGGCGGCAACAATCTGCCGCTCGTCCAGAAGGTCTTTGTACTCGACTCGATGGGGTCGAACGCGATGAAGTCGAAGAACCCGCACAGCGGATGCCGCGAGACGGAAGTTGCGCAGACGCTCGACACGACGGTTCCCGAGCCCTCCAAGCGGCAGGGCGGAATGGCGATTGTCGAAGCGGTCGCCATCGCGGAGAACATCATCGGGCGGAGCGACAACGCGGGCGGCAACGGCGTGGGCGCAAAGGAAGGAGTGTGCTACACACTCGACACGGCCGGCGTACACGGCGTGTGCTATCCGGTCGATCTCACGAATGTGGATGGCCGCGAGAAACACCTTCCCGGCAAGGCATACGACGAGGCGGACACGGCGGCGTACTCGCTCACGAAGAGACGCGCCAGCGGGGTCTGCACACCGGGGATCATCCGGCGGCTTCTGCCGGTCGAGTGCGAGCGGCTGATGGGATTTCCCGACGGCTGGACGCTCATACCGTGGCGCGGCAAGCCCGCCGAGCAATGCCCGGACGGGCCGAGGTACAAGGCGTTGGGGAACTCGATGTGTACGAACGTGATGGCGTGGATCGGCGAAAGGATCGATGCCGTCGAAAAGGAGAAAGCCAATGGATGACAAGAAGCTGGAGGAGCTGACCGAGAAGATGCTTGCACAGCCGAAGGTTGTGGAGGTGGACGGCCAGCGCGTCGAGAACCAGTCCGTCGGCGACCTCCTCAAGGTGGCGAGCTACTTCGCCAGCAAACAGGCGACGAGCGGACGGAAGTGTCCGCTCCGCATCACCAAGATGAAGTCGGGAGGCGCGGTACTATGAAGTGGTTTGGACGGAAATCACCCGTTGTCCGCGCCGTCCTCGGCGTTCCCAAGTGGATCAAGGCCCGCTTCGACGCGGCACAGACCACGAAAGACAACGCCCGCCACTGGGCGGCGGCGGAGTTCCTCTCGGCGGACGCGGAGGCCGATCCGGCGGTGCGCAAGACCCTCCGCACACGCGCCCGCTACGAGGTGCAGAACAACTCCTACGCCCGTGGGATCGTCTCGACCTTGGCGAACGACACGATAGGCACGGGACCAAGGTTGCAAATGCTCTTCGATTCGGAGGAGGTCAACCACGAGATCGAACACGACTTCGCCGTCTGGGCGAAAAAGGTACACCTCGCCGCCAAGCTCCGCACCATCCGCATGGCGCGGTGTCAGGACGGCGAGGCGTTCGTGTTCCTCGGACAGAATCCGAATCTCAAATCGAACGTGAAGCTCGATCTCCAACTCATCGAAGCCGACCGGGTTACGGATGACGAACTCCAGCACGATGACAAGTCGGTGGACGGCATCACGTTCGATCCTTTTGGCAACCCGAAGTCCTACAAGGTACTGAAATCGCACCCCGGAGGCACGGACAACTTCGGAACCGACGCGATGACCGTCAAGGCCGAGAACATGATCCACTACTTCCGGCAGGATCGGCCCGAGCAGCACCGTGGAATCCCGGAGATCACCTCCGCGCTTCCGCTCTTCGCACACCTGCGGCGGTTCACATTGGCCGTCGTGAGCGCGGCGGAGGCGGCGGCGGACTTCGCGGGCGTTCTCTACACCGACGCTCCGGCGAACGGCGAGGCGGACGCGGTCGAGGCGATGGACTCCATCCAGCTCGAACGCAATATGCTCCTCACCATGCCGGGCGGCTGGAAGATGGCGCAGGTCGATCCGAAGCAGCCCGTCACGACCTACGGGGAGTTCAAGCACGAGATCCTCAACGAGATTTCGCGCTGTCTGAACATCCCGTACAACATCGCGGCGGGCAACTCGTCCGGCTACAACTACGCCAGCGGACGGCTTGACCACCAGACCTACTACAAGTCGCTCAAGGTCGACCGCTCGTACATCGAGGAGATCATCCTCGACCGCATCCTCGAGATGTGGCTCAACGAGTGGCGGCTCGTCCGCAAGCGGACGGTCGGGGACTGCGACTGCCGCCACGTGTGGTTCTGGGACGGACAGGAGCACGTCGATCCGCAGAAGGAGGCGAACGCGCAGTCGGTTCGGCTGCAGAGCCGCACGACATCCCTTGCCGCCGAGTATGCGCGGCAGGGCAAGGACTGGGAAACGGAACTTCAGCAGATCGCGAAGGAGCAGAAACTCATGAAGCAGCTCGGCATCGCGCCCGAAGAGGCGCAACCGAACCAAAAGAAGGAACCCAAAGAAGATGAAGAATGAATTTCTCGAAATCACAGCCGCCGCCGGGGGCAGGAAGCCGACGGTCAGGGGTCTTGCGTACTCCGGCGGCAAGATGCGCCTCTTCGGATGGTCGCGCCCCGTCGTGGTGGACATGACGGGCATGGCGGTCCCGGAGAGCGTTCCGCTTCTCGCCAACCACGAAAACCACACGCTCTGCCGCGTGGGAGTCGTGACGGCGACCGTGGGCGAGTCCGGCCTTGAGATCAGCGGCGAGATCGTCGCCGAGGGCACCGAGGCCGAGAACATCGTCGCCCAGGGCAAGTCCGGCGCGGACTGGCAGCTCTCCATCGGAGCGGAGGTCGAAGCCGCCGAACTGGTGCAGGAAGGCAGGCGCACGATCAACGGGGTCGAACACGAAGCCCCGTTCTACCACGTTACGAAATCCACCCTCCGCGAGGTGTCCGTGGTCGCGGTGGGAGCCGACAAGGCAACTCACATGAAGGTCACGGCATCACTCCAACTGAAAGGCAACTCCATCATGGAACCTGAAAAGAAAGTCGAGGCGGCGGCAGCCGCACCCGTGTCTCCGGCGAAGCCCGCCGAAGCACCCAAGAACATCGAAGCCGCCGCGACGGTCGCACAGCCCGCCGCCGAGCCGGTCAACGTCGAGGCCTTCGCCCAGGCCGCCGTCAAGGCGGAGCGCGACCGCGTCTGCATGGTCAAGCAGGTGTGCAACGGCGAATTCCCGGAGATCGAGGCGAAGGCCATCTCCGAGGGCTGGAACAGGGAACAGGTCAACGAGGCAGTTCTCGCCGCGTTCCGTCAGAAGCAGCCCACGACGGACGTGAACATCACGATCAAGAAAGGAACCGAGGTGAACGCGAAGCACCTTGAAGCCGCGCTCTCGCTCCGTGCGGGCATCGACGGCGACACGCTCGTCAAGACGATGGGCGAGGAAACGGTCGAGGCCGCGATGAAGGACATGGACATGCCGCTTCGCGCCGTCCTCGGCGAGTGCATGAGGATCGAGGGCATGAGCGTTCCGCGCTCGTTCGACAACGACACGATCAAGGCGGCGTTTTCGACGGTCTCGCTCCCCGGCATCCTCTCCAACGTGGCGAACAAGAAGCTCCTGCAGGCGTACAACGCCCAGCCGATCATCGCCACGAAGCTCTGCACGACGGGCGACCTCACCGACTTCAAGGAGAACCAGCGGTTCCGCCTTACGGACGTCGGCGACCTCAAGCCCATTGGCGCGGACGGCGAGATCAAAGATTCCGCGCTCACCGAGGAGTCGGCGAAGAACCAGCTCGACACCTACGCCAAGAAGTTCTGCCTCACGCGCAAGATGATCATCAACGACGATCTCGGCGCGTTCCTCAAGGTGCCGACCGCGATGGGCAACCGTGCGGCGCGTCTTGTGGATCAGCTCTTCTTCAAACGGCTCATGTCGAACCCGACGTGCGTTGACGGCAAGCCCCTCTTCGGGCGCGACCACAAGAACCTCCTCTCCGGCGCGAACTCCGCCCTCTCTGCGGACTCGCTCAAGAAGGCGATTCAGGTGTTCATCGACCAGACGGACGCGGACGGACAGCCGATCTCGGTTGAGCCGAGCATCTTGCTCGTGCCGACCGCCTTGAAGCACCTCGCCATCGAGCTGACGAGGGGCGCAACGCTGATGATGAGTGGCGGCCCGGACAACACCGTGCGCCCGGCGATCAACGTCCTCGCGGACGAGAACCTCGCCATCGTCTCGTCGCCGTACCTCGGCAACAAGAACTACCCGAACTTCTCGGAGGCGTCCTGGTACCTCTTCGGGAAGCCCGGCACGGTTGATACGTTCGAGATCGGCTACCTCAAGGGCAAGCGCACACCGACAGTGGAGCGCGGCGACCTGGACTTCAACGTCCTCGGCGTGTGGTTCCGCGTGTACTTCGACATCGGAATCCGCGAGCAGGATCATCGCGGCATGGTCAAGGCGACCGGCACCGCGTCGTAATTCTTCGGCGGGGCGGACGGGGTTCTTTTTACTTGTTTTTCCTTACCCGTCCGTCCCCGCCTTCACAACTTCAACAAGAAAGGCACATACATCATGAAAGCCCGTTATGTACAGAGGGGTGAGTCCATCGACTACATCCCGGAAGCCGACGTCGCCGCTGGCGACATCGTGAAGATCGGAAGCCTCGTCGGAGTGGCGAAGCTCGACATCAAGGCCGGTGAGCTCGGAGCTCTCGCGGTCGTTGGCGTTTACGAAATCGCCACGGGAGGCGCGGCTGTCGCCGTGGGCGACGTTGTTTCCGTCGATCCCGCGACCGGCAAGGTGGCGGCAGCCGGCGCGTCCGGCGCGGTCAAGTTCGGCTACGCGGTCACGGCGGCGACCGCGACGGACGCGACCGTGAACGTCCGGCTCGTGCAGGGTCTCGTCTGATGATCGAGACAGGGATGGACGCTCTCCGCGCAGCGCAGATCGACGCGCTCGCCACCGACGCGGTGTACAGGCGCGGCGCGGACGAGCGGAGCGTCAAGGCCGTTCTCGGACGGACGGTGTTCCGTTCGCAAAACGACTACGGCGCATGGGTGCGCACCGAGTCGCGTGACTTCATCGTGACGGCCGAGCAGCTCGACATCGAGCCGCAGACCGGCGACGAAATCGTGTACCAGGGCGACGTGTACGAAGTCCTCGCGCCCAGCGGCGAACCCGTCTGGCGGTGGAGCGATCCGCAGCAGACGGCGTTGAGGATTCACACGAAGAACACGGGAGGATCGTAATGGCAGACCAGCAGAAGCAGGATATGCCGCCGGGTTTCCCCGAGCTGTGGGAAAGCGTGACGCGGGCGCGGATGGACATCGCCGAGCTGAAAGGCATGGTGAAGATGCACTTCGCGGACAAGGCGCACCACACGCCGCCCTGCGCCACGGCGACGGGTTTGCAGAAGACACTCCACGCGGCGATGGGGGCGGCGATCATCTCGCTGCTGTCCGCCGTCGGGTGTCTCATCTTCGAGATCGTGAGGTACGCGCATGGCTGACATCATCAAACTGGCGGAAGCCGTCGCTGCGGAGATTTCCACGCCGGGCGAAGCGGAGGTGATGTACGCCCCCGAACTCGACCTCAAGGGGATCAAGGAGCTGCGCATCATCGTCGCCCCGGCGGGACTCGACATGAAACCGATCTCGCGGGGGTTCTGCGAGGATGCGCTCAAGATCCACATCGGGGTTTTGAAGAAATGCACCGAGGACGATCTTCCCGATCTCGTGAACACGGTCGTGACCATCGGACGGAGCTTCCTCGACAAGCGACTCGAAGGCGCGACCTGCATGAAGGTCGCGTACAACCCGCTCTACTTCCCCGACCACCTCCGGGAGCGTCGGCAGTTCACGGGCGTAATCGAACTCACGTTCCTCTCGGCGTCGAACAATGCACCACGAAGTTGAGTTCGACACGGACGGACTCGTCGCCAAGGTCGCGAAGGCAAGTGTCGACGTGCTGAAGCGCATGGGCGCGTATGTGCGCACCGTGGCGCGGCGCAAGGTGCACACCAGCCCCAGGCCCTCGACGGCGGGAACGCCTCCGCACAGCCAGACCGGCGCGCTCAAGCGCGGCATACTCTTCGGCGTGGAGAAACGCCAGCAGTCGGTCATCGTCGGGCCTTCCGAGAAGTTCGTCGGAACCTCGATGGCGGCGCACGAGTTCGGCGGCGCGTACAAGCGCGAACGCTATCCGAAACGGCCCCTCATGGGACCATCACTCAAGGAATCCGCACCCCACCTCGCCAAGATGTGGCGGGATGCGGTCAAATGAAAGGACTGAATCAAAATGGCATACAAACTCGGTTTGGATGCAAAGATCTTCCACGGGACGGCCGGAACCAAGGCCACCACGGAGATGTCGAACGTCACGGACGTGACGCTGAACCTGGAGACGGGCGAGGCGGACATCACGACCCGCGCCGCCGAGGGCTGGCGAATCACCGCCGCGACCTTGAAGGAGGCGTCCGTCGAGTTCGAGATGATCTGGGACACGGCCGACAGCGGATTCAACGCGATCCAGCAGGCTTACTTCGGAAACTCGGCGTTGTCGCTGTTCGTCTCGGACGGCGAGGGCAACGGCCTGGACGCGGACTTCGTCGTGACATCGTTCTCGCGCTCCGAACCGCTGGAGGAGGCGTTGAAGGTATCGGTGACGTGCAAGCCGACCCTTGTCTCGCGCGCTCCCGCGTGGGTCAGCGGGGGCGGATCGTAAACGACAACCCGCCGTGCGCCCGCCCGACAGGCGCGGCGCACGGCACATTAAGGAACTGACAAGATGAGAATCTTCAAGGACAGGAACGGACAGGACTGGCAGATCGTCCTGAACGTCCACCAGATGAAGCGCATCCGCGCCGCGCTCGGAATCGACCTCGTGAACGTGATCACTCTCGACAGGGAGGGAGCCGTGAAGGTCGACATGATCGACCGCATCGCGAACGACCCGTGTCTCTTGGTCGACATCCTCTGGGTGCTGGTGGAGGAGCAGGCCAGGGCGATCAACGTGACGGACGAGCAGTTCGGCGCGGCCCTCGCGGGCGAGTCAATCGAAAACGCCACCAAGGCGTTCTTGGACGAGCTCGTGGATTTTTTCCCCGGAGCGAAACGCCTCTTCCTCAAGAAGGCAGTCGAACTGTCGAGGAAGTATACCGGGGACTGGACGCGGGTGCTCGAGAAGGCGTTGGACGATCCCGAACTCGAAAAGAGGGTCGAGGAATCGATGCGCTCGTCAGCGAGTTCGCCGGAATCCTCGGTCTGAATCCCGATCCCTTCACCCTGCGCGAACTCGTGTGGATGGTGGAGGGACGCGGCAAGTTCGAGTGGAATCAGACCGCGTCGCTGATGGCCTTGGCCGTCAACCTGATGCGAGACCCGAAGAAAGGCAAGGCGGCAAGCCCTGCGGACTTCAATCCGTTTGCGCCCGCGCCGCCCGTGCCGATTCTCAAGGGAAAGGAAATGCTCGCGGCTCTCAAGGCCGCGTTCATCAAGGAGAGGAAGAGATAAATGTCTGCCAATGCCAACATACGCGCCGGACGCGCCTACGTGGAGGTGACCGCCGAGACATCCAAGCTCAACAAGAGCCTCGATGCCGCGCAGTCGCAGCTAAAGGCGTTCGGGAAGTCCTGCCAGGGGCTGGGGCGCGACATGATGGCGTTGGGCGGGGCGTTGTCGCTTCCGTTCGCGCTCGCCGAGAAATCCTTTGCGGGCTTCGACGACAAGATGCGGCTCGTCCAGGCCGTCACCACGGCGACGGGAGAGCAGTTCGACAACCTCACCAGGACCGCGCAGCGTCTCGGACGCGAGACTTCGTTCACCGCCCAGCAGGTGGCGGACGCGATGATCGGGCTTGGGCGGATGGGGTTCGATCCTTCCGAGATCACCTCGGCGATTGAACACGTGCTGAACCTCTCCCGCGCCACGGGGACCGACCTTGCCGAGTCCGCCGACATCGCGGCGAACTCGCTGCGCATCTTCGGCTTGGAGGCGGGCAAGATGTCCTCCGTCGCCGACATCCTCACGGCGACGGCGAACGGATCGGCGCAGACGCTGACCGACCTCTTCGAGGGTCTCAAGATGGCGGGGCCGCAAGCCGCCGCCGCCGGGGAATCGCTCAACGAGGTGTGTGCGTCCCTGGGCATCATGGCGAACATGGGCATCAAGGGATCGCTGGCCGGCACCGCGCTCCGCAAGGCGTACATCCAGTTCGCCGACACGAAGGTCCAGGCGATCCTCCGCGAGGTCGGGGTCGAGGCGACGGATGCGAACGGCAACCTCCGCAAGATGGCGGCGGTGATGCGCGACGTTGCGGTCGCCACGAAGAAGATGCCGACCGCCGAGCGGCTCACGTTCATGAAGGACGTTTTCGACATCCGGGGCATGATGTCCGGACTGTCCCTCGCGGGCAACATCGAGGAACTCGACAAGTTCCTCGCCAAGCTCCGGGACGTGTCCGGCCAGGCCGACGAGACCTCGCGGGCGATGGATCGCGGCATCGGCGGCTCGTTCCGGCTCTTCCAGAGCGCGGTCGAGGGGTCGATGAACGCGGTCGGCGAGGCGTTGTCCTCGACGCTGCAACCGATGATCGCCCGTATCACGGCGGCGATAAACACGTTCACGAAGTGGGTGGAGGCGAACAAGGGCCTCGTCACCTCGATTGCGGCGACTGTCGCCAGCATCGGGGTGTTCGGAGCCGCGATGTTCACCGTAGGAACCGCCAGCCGTGTGCTTTCTGCGGGTGTCGGAGTCGTATCTACGGCGATCTACGGAATCTCCGGGGCGTTCGCCGCGCTGTGTTCAAAGGGAATCCTCGTCTCGAACTCGTTTTCCCTCATCGTGCAGGCGTTCTCGAACTACAGGAACGCCGCGATGCCGGCGATGGTGGGAACGTCCAAGCTCCTCGCCGCCCTGAACCTGCCGATAGACTCGCGGGCAAAGCAGATCGCGGCAAGTCTGGTGCTGATGTCGAACGCGGAGACGGCGGCTGTCGCCAAGTCCACGATTGCGGCGAAGTTCTCCGCGATGGCGGCGGCACTCAAGGGGCTGAACACGGCCAGCATCGCCGCCACGGTGAGCGCGAAAGCCCATGCCGCAGCCGAGACCCTCGCCGGAATCGCCGCAAAGGCGGCTACGGCGGCCCACGCGGCGTTCGTCGGGGTCGCGGGCATGGTGACCGCCAGCCACGCGAAAGCCGCGCTGACGGCGGGCGTGGCGGGCGCGGCGAACATCGCCCTCGCGGCGACCACCAAGGTCGTGGCAGCGGGCTACCTCGCCGCCTCGGCGGCGGCGACCGCGTTCTGCGCGATCCCGATCACGTGGGTGCTGATCGCCATCGTGGGTGCGCTCGTCGGCCTGTGCGCGTACATGGCATCGGCCACGAAGCACACGGCGCAACTCTCCGACGAAATGACGAAGCTCCGCGACAAGGGCGACCAGCTGCGGGCGACGGATCAGCTCCGCATGGAGCGGCTCCAGCAGCTCGCCGACAAGGAGAAGCTCTCCAACGCCGAGATGGCCGAGGCCGAGAAGCTGTCGAACCAGCTCAAGAGCCGGTACGGCAACCTCGGCATCGCCGTCGACAAGGCGGCGGGGAGCATCAACCTCGCGGCTGATGCGCAGGACAGGTTCAACGCCGCCATGAAGCAGCAGGCCCTGCAGCAGGTCGAGCAGGAGATGCTGGAACTGAGGAAGAACATCCGCGAACTCGGCGAAGAGAACGAATCCCTCGGCGGCTTCTGGGTGAACGCATGGAACACCATCACCTTCCGCATGGGCAAGGCGGCGCGCGACATCGAGGCGAACGGCGCGAAGATCGACGAGGCGATGTCGAAGCTCGCCGACGCGAGGAAACGCCAGCAGGCCATTTTGAACGGCGACGAGGGTTCCCTCACCGGCGGCAAGTCGGAGAAGGAGCAGCTCGAAGCCAAGGTTGAAACAGGCAGGTCGGAGAAGTCGGCTTCAGCCGACGAGGCGGAGAAAGCCGCCAAGAAGGTCGCCGAGATCGAGAGGAAGCTCACCCGCGAACAACGGACGGAACTTCAAAACGAGATCAGCGACATTCAGGAACTCCGCGACGAGTACAAGCAGCTCCTGCAGACCATCCTCTCCTACGAGAAATCGAAGAAGCAGAAGGACAACGAGAAGATCGCCGACCTCGAGGGCCGGCTTGCCGAAGCCGACGCGACCGCCGAAAAGCGGATCGCCATCGCCGAGGCGAAGGCGCGGAAGAAGTTCGACGATGAGGTGAAGGAGCTGCAGGAGGGATTCGACGAAACCGCCGAGGACATCGCCCGCAATCGCGCCGAGGGCGAGACCGACCGCAAGGTCGAGGCGACTTTGAAGGATGACGCGGCGGCGGGGATGAAGCTTCTCGCCGACCTCGTGAACCAGTCGAAGATCGCGGCGGCGCAGGCCAAGGCCGAGTTCGACAAGGCGATGGCGGAGGCCACGGCGGACGGGGACGTTTCCGACGAGGAGAAAGACCGAATCCGCAAGGCGCAGGACGCTTATTCGCTCGCCGAAAGACTGGTGGACAAATACGCCGCGAAGCTCCGCTCCGCGCAGGACGAGACGCAGAAGCGGGCGGGGGCGACGAAGCCGCAGGGCGCGTTCTACGCGAGGGCGGCGTCCGCCCTCCGGGGCAACCAGATGGAGCAGCGGATGCTCACCGCCACGCAGGAGATCGAGAAGCACACCAAGAAGACCGCCGAACTGCTCAAGGGCATGGACGGCGGCGGTTCAATGACGTTCCAGTGAGGTTGAAACATGGCTGCAAGAGTTGAAGAAGCGTATTCCGAGCGCGACCAGACGGTCAACGCCAAGGGCGAGGTGACGGAGATCGAGATTCCGTACCTCGTGTTCGGCGCGGAGAACGAGGATGATGCGCTCTCGGCGGCGCGGTCGAAGGCCGCGTCGCACACGGTGTCCGGCATGGTCTTGGACAGCCTTGAGGTGACGGAGCGCATCAACGACGATACGTGGAAGGTCAAGGCGGTCTATGAGGCAGAGGACGGCGAAACGCCCGACAACCCGGATGCGGACGAGGAGACATCCTCGTTCGCGTTCGACACCGGCGGCGGGACGATGCACCGCAATCAATCGCTCAAGACCGTCTCGAAGGTTCCGAACGACGCGCCCGACTTCAACGGCGCAATCGAGGTGGACAACGAGGGCAACGTGAACGGCGTGGACGTGACGATGCCCGTCCTCAACTTCACCGAGACGCACACGATGGCGGGATCAAGGGTCACGACCTCGTACAAGAAGAGCGTCGCCGCCCTCACGGGGACGGTGAACCGTTCGTCGTTCAGGGGCTTCGCCGCCGGGGAAGTCCTCTTTCTCGGCGCGTCCGGCACGAAGCGGTCGAAGAAGGCGTCCGCGCCGTGGGAGATCACGTTCCGTTTCGCGGTGTCGCCCAACCAGTCGAGCCTGTCGGTCGGGAAACTGAAGGTCTCGAACAAGAAAGGCTGGGACTACCTCTGGGTTCGCTACGCCGACAAGGTGGCGGACAACAAGAAGAACGTCATCAAGGAGCCGGTCGCCGCCTACGTCGAGCAGGTTTACCCGGAGGGCGACTTCGGGAACCTCGGACTCGGAATGTGACGGCCCACCGCCAAAGTTTGACAGCAGAGACGAAAGGAAGCACACGATGGAGAAGGTTCGCAGCGGCGAGACCGTGACGATAAGGGCGGCGACATGGAACGCCTTTATCGACGCGGCGAACTACGTGAAGGAGGCGCGGCAGAACCAGCGGGGGAAGGGTCTCAAGTCGGGAATCCAGACGGGCATCATCCTCGTGAAGAACGCCGAAAGCGAACTGCGCGAGAGGTTCGCCGCCCTCGTCCTCTGCGACATCGCCGTGCCGCCCAACGTAAACGAGGCGGAGTTCACGAGCTGCCCGCCCGTATTCATCGGGCAGAGGATGACGGAGGAACGCGAAGGCAAACCCTACGCGATCCTCCTTGAGCCGCTTGCACACGATCAGATCGGGCGGGCGATGGTGCTGGGGATCGTTCCGGCGAAGGTGACGATTCAGGATGCCGATGACCAGTATGCCGTGCCGACACCCGGTTCGACAACGGGCGCGCTCCAGTCGGACTCGACGGGCGTTGCGAGGATTCTGTGGAAAGCGGGAGGCGCGGGTTCGCAATGGTGTCTCCTTCAGCTCGGCGGCGCGGGATCGGGCGCGGGCGGCGGCGAAAAGGCGTATATGTGCAAGGTCGGCAGCGGCTCGGCGAAGGCGGGATACCAGGTAACGGTTTACCCCAACGGACGCGAGAACACGGGATCGGCGGAGTACGGGACGCTGTACGTCCCAGACCTCGCGCTTGATGCGGATCTGCCGTCCGGCACGTGGCTGATCGGTCACAAGTGCGCACTAAAGACAACGGGAGGCAATGACACATGAGTTTCCAACTGGTTCCATCGCTCTTCCGCATCCCGTCCGTTCCGGGCATCACGCCGCCGGACAGCATCTGGCGCGGCAAGAGAGCGGACGAGGGATTCTACGCGTTCGACGCGGGGTATTCGTGGGGCGGACACATCATCGTCCGCGACGGAAACTTCTGCCCCTGCCTTCAGATCAAAGGCAGGAAGCTCACGCCGGTGTTCTCGGACATCAACGGGCATCTGTACTGGCAGGGTAGCGGCTACGTGTACTACACAAAGACCTACGGCTGGGTTTACATGAGCGGGATGTTCCCCGGCTACGAGCCGGTCGAGAGCCAGACGTTCGACGAATCCGGCGTCAAGTGGGTGGGCGACGAGTTCTACAGCGGCTCGCTCCCATACGGGCCGGACAACGAGGTCGAGATGCGTCCGCGAGGATCGATTTCCGAGAGCGGGAGCGCGCTCACGATCAAGGCGATATGGCCGCGCTGGGCTGCGAAGAACGGCGAGTTCGGCGAGTACGAAGGCAAGGACGGCGAGAGCGGAAAGAAGATCAAGGGACTGCCGCAGTTCAGGGGCGGCGGCGAGACGTTCCTGCGCTCGCTCAACAAGGACAAGGGCCACTACACATATGGACGCATCCACTACGCCACCGGCAAGTGGGTTATCGGCGAGGTCGGGTCTGCCGGAGGATGGCACGAGGGTTCGGAACCGAAGGCGGACGGCGGCTCGGTCACGTTCAAGTTCACGAAACCGGAGGGGTCGGACGCGCAGGGGTTGGACATCGCCGTGTCGTTCGACAAGTACGTGTGCGGCGACGAGTGCGACACGGCGTATCTTGGGAGCGTTGCGATATGGAGGTGATCGAATACGAGACCCCGACCTCGTGGGATTCCAAGGGCATGAGATGGAACACGCCCGACCCCGCGAACGCCGACTACGTGATGGCGATACGGCAGGCACTCATGGAGAGGTGCGCCGCCCTGCACACGAGCGTGGACAGCCGCGTCCTCAAGATATCGCCGTGGAAGACGATCTCGCGCTCGGCGGTCGCCGGAATCGTTGACACGATAGCACTCCTTGCGCGGTACTTCGTGAACCTCGACTGGGAGGAGTTCGAGGAGGACTACTCGGACTTCCCGAAGATGTGGACATACGGCGATCTCATTCAGGAACGGAACTGCCGCCTATACGAATACGCGAACTACGGGTCTCTCCGTGAAAACGGCGGGGCGTGGCTCAAGCAGATACGGAACGCCATCGACCGCCTCACGGTCATCCGCGCCGGACAGGTGTACGGAAAATACTACGCACGCAGCGGGACGAGGCATGACCCGCCGTTCGACGAGTCCATAGGGGACGCGATGCAACAGGCGATGGACGAGGTGGGGATTAGTTTCCACAACGGCTCGTTCCCGACTTCCGTTTACGCATGGAGCGGGAACACGCACTGGAAATGCCCCGTCCCGCTTGAGGAAGGTGAAGATGACTGGGAGGGAAACGTGGACGGCTACTGCGGCTATGCGATGTCGCAGGCGTACCGCATCACGGCTGCGCAGAGCTGGCTCAAAGACGCGCAGTTCGACGTCTTCGCCGCTGTGCTGGCGGAGAGACCGACCGGCCCCGTGCCGTATTCGCAGCAGCTCGACACGTCGATATTCGACAGCGGTGCCGCCGGATACAGCGAGGGCTTCAACTGGACGGAGCGCGTCCACGTCAAGAACCCGCACTCGTTCGAGTTGGTTCTCGGCGACACGGACGGCATCCCGAAGAACGGCACGGTCCCGTCGAGCGAGTTCGACGAAAAGGGAAACGCGATCAAGCGGCACAGCGCGAAGATCGGATTTACGGGCAAGGTTTGGGGATTCCTCGACTACGGTGTCGAGGGCGGATTCAAGTTCAGATAGAAGGAGATCTGAATGCAGACGGTAACAATGTATCTGCGGGCGGCGAGCGTCAAGGCGACGCTCGTCGACGAGTGGAACCAGACGGTCTCCACTCTTCCCGCGTTGACGAGAGGGCTACGCGCCGAACTGGTGCTGAAGCTCCTCGACGAGAACGGGGAACGGTTCGGCCCGGAGCGGCTGAACTACGCCTCGTGGGACTTCGCGGTCGCCAACGACTGGGACACGGCGACCACGCCGCAGCTCCGCGTGAGCGACGGCATCGAGGTCGTGGACGGCGACATCCGCATCCCGCTCACCGAGACGAACACGGAGGAGCTCGTCGCCGCCCTCGGCAAGAGCGAGCAGGCGACGTTCGGGTGCGAACTCGCCGGCTTCACGTCGGGCGAGACAAACCCGGAGTTCCTGATCCAGTTCGACATAATCGTCCGGAACCGCCGCGCCGACGCTGGGACGGGACGTCCCGCGCCCGTCGGCGACGGCAGCTACACGGCGGCGCAGATACGCGCCCTGTTCGCCGCGAAGATGGCGGTGCAGCTTTCGGATGACGGAGAGACGTGGCGGGACGCAGACCCGGACGGCGGCGTTGACGAGACGGCGAAGTGGTATCGGTTTCGGAACACGCTCGTCGGCTACGAATGGAGCGATCCTATTCCGCTCGTGCCGGGGCCGCGTGGACTGCGCTCCACCATCGAGGTGGGCGAGGTCGGGACGCTCCCCGCCGGAAGCGCGGCGACCGTGGAGAACGTCGGCGATGAGAACGATGCCGTGTTCAAGTTCGGGATCCCGCAGGGGCGGACGGGGACGGCGGCGACCGTGGAGGTCGGATCGGTTGAGATGGTCGCGTCCGACAGGCCGGCGGAAGTACACAACTCCGGCACGTCCTCGGCGGCGGTTCTCGACTTCAAGATTCCGAAGGGACCGACGGGCGAGACCGGACACGAGGCGTACCTCTACGTCGCATACGCGGAGAACACGGACGGTCGGGGCTTCTCGCTCGAGCCCGCCGCCAGCCGCAAGTACCGCGCCGAAATCCAGAGCGACGCGCCCATCGACAACCCGACGCTCTCGGACTTCGCGGGCGCGACGTGGGTCAAGTACCTCGGCGATGACGAGACGGTCTATGGCGATGTGCTTGTGGCGGACGCGGACACGTCTGTCGCGCAGGTCTCGCGGATCGTGTTCGAGAATGCACACATCCGGCGGGGCATCGCCGGAGAGGTGATCGTAAATTTTAAGGAGGCCGGGGTCACGAACGAGGAGATGGATCGCTACGCGGTCATCAACGGACGGACGCGCCTTTCGTCCTGGACGAACGGCGGCGGCGGTCAGTCGGCGACTCCCGGCCTCATGGTCGAGACACACGCGGCGATGTCCGCGCTCGGCGAAATCGAAACCTATTCAACCTTCATCGGACAAGGAGAGACATGAGACTTTCTAACGTGGAATACAGCGTGGTGTACGTCGATCCGTCGCGGGGAACCTCCGGAGACGGGACAACGCCGGCCAACGCGCTCAAGTCCCTGCCGGCCACGGCTGCGGACTTCCAGAACAACACGTGCTACCTCATTCGCCGGACGGCGGAGACTGCGGCCTGCACGATACCCAACGGAACCAACTACGACATCGAGAACCTCGCCATCATGGGAATGCCTCTCGCGTCCGACGCGATGTGGGAGCTTGTCCCTGCGGAAGCGCGGACGGCGTGGGGCGGCGATTCGGCGCAGTACGCGAACGTGCAGTCCACCGTGGCGAGCGGATCGTTCCAGATGCCGTATGCGCAGCAGTTCCTGCTGCACCGCGTGTACCTCTTCCGGGACAACATCAACGCCGACAACTACATCTTCAAGTTCAACAACTCGTCGGACTACATCGGGTGCTTCTCGTTCGCCCACTGCAAGTTCGGGTCCAAGGGAATAAACCTCGACGTTTCCTCGTACACCGGCGAACTCTCCGCGAGCCGGTGCAAGTCATACGTGTACATCTACTACGCGAGGATGGTGGACATCAGCGACTGCACGATCAACCACGCGGTTACGGGCAACTCGTCGAACGCACACGGCATCTACGTGTACTGGTCGGACGTGATGAACGTGCAGGACGTGCGGGTGTTCTCGGCGGCGTGGACGGACTACGGGCAGTACTATCCGCTCTACCTCGCCTATCAGTACGCGAAAGGAGTTGAGTGCAACATCACGAACGTGACACAGACGGTGCGGCTCAACGGCTCGGCGAGCCACGTGCCGCTCCTCATGTCGGTGCAGGGCTACGTGTCGATGCGCGTGAGGAACGTCCGCATCGTGACAGGGACGCCGCTCTCGTCCACAAGACCCACCTCGTTCCAGATCGACTACCCGGTCATCTACTTCGGGAACGTGTACGAGATGAACGCGGACGGCATCGACGTGACGCTCTCCGACTGCTGGAACTGCAAGGCGGCGGTCTTGAACATGAACCGGTGCTACTCCGGCACCTACGTTCCGGGCGTGTCGAAGCCGATCAAGAACGTTTCGGTGAAGCTCGCGGACACGGCGGGCATCGGCACGCCGATCACCTACGCGAACGCGGCCCAGACGGGGGAAAGCTACGCGGCGGTGGTGATGTCGTTCTCGAGCAACGACGCATCGCTGTACGCGAAGGTGCCGTGCGTCGATTCGATCACGGTCAAGTGCTACCGTGGAAAGTCGTTCTACGGCGAGAATCTGCGCATCACGGACGCGACGTTCGAGGGGAGCGTGGTTCTGCGTCAGTGCGTGGCGGACATCACGTCGATCAAGACGTGGTTCCCCGGCAAGGCGATCCACGTCTCCGACGCAACACACACCCGCGTGAGGCATCTTGAGTGCAACACGGCGAATCCGACCTACCCTTACAACGAGGACCCGGCTGTCGCCTCGACCTACTCGGACAACGGGAGCGTCTTCGTGGACGAGTCGAACACGTCGCTCCATCCGATGACGGCGACCTCCTCGCGGGCGAGCCACATCTACCAGGGGATCGGGTGCAACAACGAGGGCGCGGACGGACACTTCGCGTTCCGCTGCGCCAACGGAATCTGCGACACGTGGAGCGTCCACAGGACGGGCGGCGGCGCGTCCGCGCTGAAACTCGCCAACAACGTCTGCTCCGGAGGGGAGACGATGGTGCTGGGGCGGCGACCGTTCAACGGAATGCAGCTCCTGCCGACCACGACGGGGCGGCACGTCCTCAAGGCGTACATCGCGCTCAAAGGCTACGCGAAGCCGGCGGAGCTGTACAGGCACTTCTTCATCTCGGCGCAGGTCGGCGAGCGGACGTACTACTCGACCCTTCACGGGCGGTGGGCGGACGATACGACAAGCACATGGGTGAACGACAGCGACCTTGTACAGAAGGTTCTGGAAATGCCCATCGACATCCCGGACACCTCGCCCGTGGACGTGCGCGTGTACTTCTCGTGGTACTCGGCCGGAGGTTTCGTGTATCTCGACCCAGACATCAAACTCATGGGGGCGTAAAGATGACGGCAGCAAGATGTCAGATTCTCGGATGCCGCCCGCGAGTGAACGATACCGTGTTCGATTTCGTCATCGCGGACTACGAGATCGCGGGCGGCTACTGCCAGATTCAGATGCGGGCGACGCGGCGCGATGGATGCGAGTCGTTCACCGTCGATTGGGGCGACGGCACGGTGGTGGAGCAGTCGGACTACGTGGTGTGGCACAACTACACCAAGCCCGGATGCTTCACGGTGAGGATCGGGAAGAACGTCAAGTGGTGGCGGCTCTGGGACTGCTACACGGTCACGCCCGACAACCGAATCCTCGTCTCGCGTCCGGCGATCCATCCGAAGTGCTGGAGCGACTGGCTCGAGTCGTGCCAGGGGACTTACTGCGGCTGGAACAACTCCGACCACGGAGGGGTCCAGGGGCGCATCATCCCGTGGGGACGGTCGATCAGCAGCACGTTCTGCTGCTACCAGTTCTGCTCCGACGTGACGGGCGGCTTTCCGCCGTGGACACCGATGATAATCGACGCGACGGGGACGTTCGACCGCTGCACGGGGCTTGCGGGGCGCGTTCCGAAGTGGGGCAGGAACATCACGAAGCTGGCACAATGCTTCTGCGACTGCCCCGGTGCGCATGGGAGGTTCCTGCCGTGGCCGGAGCGATGCACTGACTTCGCGTCGTGCTTCAAGAACGCGACGGGTATGCGCGGCGAAATCCCCGCGTGGCCGGAGTGCGCGGAGTCGCTTGACTCCGCGTTCGAGGGATGCACCGGCGCGACGGGGCTGATCCCGAAGTGGCCGGAGGCGGTCAAGTCGGTGAACTCCTGCTACAAGGACTGCGCCGGGCTGACGGGCGCGTGGACGGACGATCCCGCGCTCCTCATGCCGGAGGAGAAGCTCCGCAACTCGCCGACATCGGACTACTACCGTTGCTACGACGTGGTGACGGGATGTGCGGACGCGGTGCGCGACCTCTTCTGGGACAGGAACTGGGGCGGGACGATCCCGCGCCCTGAAACAGCATTGGAGATGAAAACATGAAAGTGATCGTTTTCGACCAGTGGGACAAGCTCGTCTCGCTGATCAAGGGAATGGCGGCGGGCGCAGCCACCGCCAAGACGCAGTACGGCATCGCCCGCACGGTTCCGAAGGACGGCATCGCCCGCCTCGTCGACAGGGCGGCGAACAATCTCGCCGTCGATGGCGGCACGACAACGGTCGTGATGCCCGACATGGTGCCGGGCAAGGCGCGTGACTTCATGCTCCGCGTGACCGCCAGCGGGGAGAACGAGATCGTCTTTACGGGCGCGGAGGCGTTCGAGGGAGAGGAAGGCGCACTCGAACCGCCGAACGACGGCGAGACGGTCGTGTACTTCTTCACCGAGACTGCGGCTGACGTGCTGCTCGTCGCCCGCAAGGTCGTGGAGCGACTTGAAGCCTAAAGGAGAGAAACCATGCAAATAGACTGCTACGGATTCGAGGCGACGAGCCAGTTCTTCAAGCGAAAGGGGCTGGACGCACACCTCATGAAACGGATCGACGGCATCCTGTACGTCTGCTTCGGCAACGGCGCGGAACGTCCGATCCACCGGCTCGACAAGGACGAGCACGGATGCGTCCGCCTCATGTGGGCGTATGGAAAGTGGGAGGACGCGGAATCGCTCCGCTACATCCCGATCAACGACACGATGGAAATCAAAGACCCGGAGGAGAAGTAAGATGGACGTTCTGTACATTCCGCAGCTCGACGAGGCTGGCGCGGGCGGCGAGGGCGACGGCGAGGGTGGCGTGGCCGCGAGGTACCGCATCCTCAAGCGTGTGCCGGAGGACGGCGTGGTGATGCTCACCGACCGTGCCGTGACGAAGGTGGACATCGCGGCGGACGGCGGATCGCTGAAACTCGTCGTGCCTCCGGAGGCGAAAGGATCGGCGAGGGACTTCTTCGTGAGGCTCGTCATCGCCGCCGACGAGATCCCGGAGGTGACGTTCGCCGCCCCGACGGGCGAGACCATCTCCTTCGAGGACGTGGACGATGACGTGTTCAAGTGCGAGACCGGCGTGAACGTCTTTGCCTTCACCGAGCTCGACAACGGCATCTTCATCGTGAACCGAAAGATGGTGGACATCGACATCGAGGTGGAGTTCGACGCCTGCGGCGGGGCGCTCGACAAGACGAAGTACACGTTCAAACTCGGTGCGCAGTATTCCACGCTCCCGAAGCCGACGATGGCGGGCTACACGTTCGTGGGCTGGTTCACGGCTGCGGAGGACGGCGTGAAGGTCGAGGCTACAGATCGTTGCAAGACGGGCGTGACGAACCTCTACGCGCATTGGGAGGTGTACATCGATCCGTTCATGGACGCGATCTGCGCCGCGAGGAACCTCACGTTCTTCTCCGAAGGCGAAAGACCGTGGTTCGTGGACGGCGACGGTGCTGCGCGTTCCGGCGCAATCGGCGATGGCGGCGCGACCACGCTCTCCACGACCGTGCAAGGCAAGGGAACGCTCGCGTTCCGCTGGCGCACGTCAAGCGAGTGGAACTACGACAGTCTGCGCATCCGCGTGGACGGGAACGAGATCGCAAGCATCAGCGGAATCAGGGACTGGGAGAACTTCTCGCACATCATCGACACGCAAGGTTCGCACACGGTCGAGTGGCGATACGACAAGGACGGCAGCGTTTCGGACGGCGATGACTGCGGCTGGATCGATGATGTCGTGTGGACACCGGAAGGAGGCGCGTGATGCAGATCGCGTCAAGGCGGATCGTTTGGAACGAGGGCGGACGCGGAACGGTGGTCGAGGTCGAAATGACCCCGGCCACCGGGCTGTACATCCGTTTTCTCGTGCGGGCGGTGAATCAAGACCCGTTCGCCGTGTCGTGGGGCGACGGCACAAGGGCCGACGTTGCGTACAGGACTGGCGACATCTACATCGACCACACGTTCGCCCGCTACGGGCGATACAAGATTCGGTTCGATCACGTAAGGGGACTCGGCTTCCGTCCGCTCGACGGCATGGCGCAGTTCAACTACGATGCCGCGCCGACATCAATCGTGGACTACTCAAACCTTCTTGAGGACGTGCCGTCCGGCGCGTTCAAAAAGGCCGTGAACCTTGAGAGGTTCATCGCCCCCAACGCGAAATGGATCGGGCAGCGTCCGTTCGCCTACTGCGCGAAACTCAAGGAGGTGAAGCTCGGCGAGGTGGTGATCCACTACGACGGCTCGTTCCAATACTGCACGGAACTGGAGAAGTTCGAGACCATATCGACCGGTCAATGCTGGAGCTACGTGTGGGAGGGATGCACCAAGCTGCGGGAACTGCGTCTCGGCTCGGTCTATCAGTTTGCGACGCGGGATTTCAGCAACACGCCGAATCTGATGGACATCTGGATCGGCGACAAGACGGTCGAGCAGATCAAGCAGGTTGCGCCGACCGGAAACATCGTCGCGGGCTACGGGGCGAAGTTCCCGTGGAACGCAAACGCATCGTGCCGCTTCCACGGCACAAACGGAATCGTCCTCGGAGACGGGACGGTCATTCACGAATAAACAGAAAGGTCAGAAATGAACACGAAGTACGGACGGCTGGTGAACGGCCGGATCGAGTACGCCCCCAACGCCCTGGAGACGGAGGACGGCGTGAAGATGAACCCCACCAAGGCGAGCTACCTCGCGGCGGGGTGGAAGAAGATCGTGGACGTGAAGCCCACCGTCGAGCCGGGATGCCGCGTGGAGGTGTCCGGCTGGCTCGAGGGCGCGGACACGCTCACTTGCGTGTACAAGGTCGTGGCGGGCGAAACGCCCACCGGCGGAGTGCGCGTCTTCTCGAAGCTGAAACTCGTCGCCGCCTTGAAGGAGGCCGACAAGTGGGTGCTTGTGAAGACGTGGATCGAGGAGCGCGGATTCTATGACTTCTACGTCGCCGCGCAGAACTTCCGCGAGGACAACCCGCTCTTCACGGAGGCACTCGCCGCCATCAAGGGATACGCCCGCATGACGGACGAGCAGGCCGAGGCGATACTCTCGAAGTGCATCTACGAGGAGTGACGGCGATGGCGGACATCGATGAGATCAATCGGCTCAAGCGTCTCTGCGAGGAGTACGGCCTTGAGGGACGCGAAATCCTCGCCAGGCACACGGACGAGGAACTTGCGCGGCTGTTCAACGGCATCGGGCCGGAGGCGTTCCCCGGATGGCTTCGAGTCGCCCTGGACTCGCTCCATCCCTCGCTCGCGCCGGTCGCGTTCATCCACGACGTGGAGTGGAGCGAGTCGGACGGGACGCGGGAGACGTTCGCGGAGAGCAACGTCCGCTTCCGCCGGAACGGAATCAAGGTCGCCTGCGCCGCCTTCGGATGGTGGAGGCCGCGTCGGTACAAGGTCATGTGGGATGCGGTGAAGTTCGCCCGCATCTGTCAGCGTTTCGGATGGTCGGCGTGGATGGCCCCGTTCGAGGAACGCGACCGCGACGCGCAGCGCATGAGCGCGGCGGTGATCCTCTCCAACGCGGCGAAGGAGGAGAAGGCGTGAAACGATTGCTTTACGCGATTCTCCCGTGTGCGCTTTCGGGATGCGCCAGCCAGTGCATCACCGAGAGGCACTACTACGAGCCGACCGACAAGACCGCCCTCAAGCGCGAGGACGGCATGACGGTCGGTGCGCTCAAGACGGAGATCATCAAAACGGGGTCGCCGGACTGGAGCGACTCCAAATCACTCAGTTTGATCAGCGTCGGCAAGTGACCGGCGCGATCTTGAAACACAAACAGGAAAGGAAGATCCACAATGTATACCCAGAAGAAGATGAAGGTGCGGCTCGTTGCCGCGTTGATCATGATGGTTGCGCTTGGGGCCGTGTTCGGCACGGGTTGCACCACGACCATTGACCCGGAGAAGCGGGCCGCGATCCGTGCGGAGGTCGCGGACGTGATGCGCTTCGCCTACGAGGTCGGAGGTCGCGCCGCCTACAGCAACTACGTCGAGCGCATGGTCGCCGACGGTAAGCTCACGCCGGATCGGGCCGCGCAGCTCCACGTGATCTCGCAGGAGGTGTTCGACCGCCTCGTCGACAAGCTTGACGGGACGAGCGGTACGCTCTCCACGGGCGAAGAGGTCGTTCTGCCTCCGCCCGTCGAGAAGAAGGACGGCGACTGTCCCGAGGGGAACAGCACCCCCAATGGCGGTGAGTGTACGGACGGCAACTGCACCGATGGCGATTGCGCCGATTGCACGGTGAAGTAGCCCAGGGCGGGCGCATCGATCTTGAAGGTCGGTGCGCCCGCTTTTTTTGTTTTCGAGGTCGGGGGGGGGGCGGCGAATCGAGTCCCATCCCATCGTCCGACATTGTGCCATAGTCATAGTTGATAAATCCAGTAGAAAAAACAGTAATTTATATTCAAATAGGCCGTTGCTATGAGCGCAGAATTACGGCATCATAGGGTCAACAAGAGCGGGGGATGGGCCTCCGCGAACCAAAGAAAGGAAAAGCGAAAAATGAAGAAGATCATGGTGAAAACCAAGGCGCAGCTCGACGAGCTGGAAAAGGAATCGGCACTCACTTGGGAGGGCCTCACGACCGACGAGGAATCGCTCACGCAGCTCTTCGATTGGATCAAGGGCTACACGCCGATGAAGCAGGAGGTCGCCTACATCATCACGGGCGCGACGATGAACCTCGCCTACGGGCTGACGGGCGACAACGCCTACCAAGACGACCTCCACATCGTGAGCGTCAAGCTTTCCGACATCAAGAACGTGGGCGCGATTGTGATTCCGCGCTTCCAAGTCGGCGGACGCTGGTTCGACGATATCGTGGCGAACAACCGCCGCCGTGAAGAGGAGAAGATGGGCTGACGATCCACCGCCCGCCTTCGCGCCTCGGTTTCGACCGAGGCGTTTTTCGTCTTCCGCGCCCCCAGTCGCAGGCCCAAGGGCAGCACCTCCCCGCCGACACCAGTATGCCATAATCCACGACTAATAGCAAGGGCTATAATTGATATTCCGCAATAAAAAATAGTGAAAATTATCAAAATACCTCGTTGCTATTATCAGAAAATTACGGCATCATGTGGTCAACAAAAGCGCGGGGAAGGCCCTGCGCGAAACAAAGAAAGGAAACGCGAAAATGCAACAACGGAAGATGAGATTGGTAAGGGTCAAGAAGGGGCAGATGAAGCTCCACGAGGCGATCAAGGACGCCCTCGCGAAGAAGGGAGCGCGGGCGGGAATCCTGATCAACAAGCTGACCGCCGACCAGAAGGCGGTGGTTTGGATTCCCGCCGAGCTTGACGCGATTGCGCTCGAGCTTCGCTACCTCGCCTTTCAAATTCGCGCCTTGAAGAACGCCAAGAAGGCAACCGAAGAGGCCTAACGAAAACCGCCCGCCCCCGACGAGGGGGCGGGCAACACCAACCGAAAGGGAAATGAGAATGGATATGGTAACGATGAAGATGGCGATCAAGCACCTGCCGCCGAGCGCACGGCGACACGCCGAACGCGCACTCGGCCTACCTTCGACCGTCGAAGAGGAACACAAGGTGTTCGTTTACGGAACGCTCCTCACGGGTGAGCGGAACGCGAGGTGGGCGATGAACGCACGGCGGCAAAAGGCCTGGACGCTCGGCACGATCTACGACACGGGCTGGGGCTACCCCGCGTTCGTCAAGCGCGGGCGGACACGCATTGTCGGCGAACTGCTCACCGTCAACGAGGCGGGCTTCCGTTCGATGGATCAGCTCGAGGGCTACCCCAACCTCTACCGCAGGGAGCAGATTCAAATCAACCTTGTGGGGGGTGGTCGCGTCCTCGCGTGGGTGTACATCATGAACCATCTGCCGGAGAAGGCAACGGTCATCGAAGGCGGCGATTGGAGAAACCGACCGACCGCTTAAACCTTCCTTTGTTTCGCGCCTAACGCGCTTTGCGAGATCACGCCCGTTTTGCGGGGGTGATCTCGCTTTTTACTTTTGAACGCCAACGGGGACCGCCGAATCGAGTCCCTATCCCAGCGTCCGTATTATGCCGTAAATCCGCAAGTCATAGCAAGCGGATATAATTTATAATTTGACATAGAAAAGACTAAAAAATAATCAAATACCCCGTTGATATTATCAAAAAGTTACGGCATCATGTGGTCAACAAAAGCGGGGGAAAGGCCCTCGCGAAGCCAAGGGAAAAGAAAGGAAAAAACGATGACGGTAACGGAAGAGATGATGAGCGAGATGACCTTCGGGTGCGAGCTCGAGTACGAGGGAATCAGCCAAGCCACGGCGGCGAAGGCGGTCGCCGAGGTCACGGGCGGCACGGTGCGGTACGAAGGATGCCACCTTTCCAACTGGGTGGTGACGATGCCCGACGGACGCAAGTGGCAGGTGGTGAGCGACGGGAGCTTGAGGGGAACCTCCGCCGAGACGGTCACGCCGATCCTCAAGGTCGCGGACATCGAAACCCTGCAAGAGGTTGTCCGCGCCCTCAAGCGAAAGGGCGCGAAGGTGAGCTACCGCACGGGGCTTCACATCCACGTGGGCATCAAGGATTTCACCCCCGCGCAGGTCAAGAACCTTGTGCGGATTTTCTACAAGCAGGAGGAGCTGATCCTCAAGGCGGCGGGAACGCAGGCGGCACGAATTCAGCGGTACACGCAGAAGACCGACCACGCCTTCGTCGAGAAGATTTGCCGCATGGCGAACCCGACGATGGAGAAGATCAACGCGGCCTGGTTCGGAACCTACACCGCGAACCCCTACCACTACGACGCGCACCGCTACCGCGCCCTCAACCTCAACAACCTTTGGGGCTACGCCGCGAAGGGAACCGCCGAGTTCCGCTTTTTCGAGGGCACGACCCACGCGGGCGAGCTTCGCGCCAACATCCTCCTCGCCCTGCTGATCGCCCTCAAGGCGAAGAGCGCGAAGGCGGCAAGCGCGAAGAACCCGCGCCCCTACAACGCGGCAAGCGCGAAGTACGACCTTCGGGTTTTCCTCCTCCGCCTCGGGATGATCGGGGGCTACTACAAGAACCCGAGGATGCACCTGATGAAGCGGATGCCGGGGAGCGCGGCTTGGAAGGACGGACGGCACGACTGAAGCGGAAGCCCCGCCCCCGCGAGGGGCGGGGCGACCCCCAAAGGGAAAGGAGCGCAAAGATGGAAATGCTGATTTACGAAATCCTCGCGACCGCCGACCGAGCGGTCGACGAGCGGTGGCACGAGGTCGGCGAGGTGACCGACGAGACGATGGCGAAGCTCCGCGAGCTGATGGAACGCTACCACAAGGTGGCGGAGGGAGGTGTCAAGTGAACTACCTTTACTTCGCGTACGGAAGCAACATGAACCCCGAGCGCATCCGCTACCGCATCCCCGAGGCGAGGGGGTTGGGATGCGCCGTCTTGAAAGGCTACAAGCTGACCGAGCGATTGTACGCCGACATCGACCGAGCGCGTGGTGGGCGCGTTGAGGGCGTCCTCTACTGCATCAGCGAGACCGAACTTCGGCGGCTCGATTTCTACGAGGGCTACCCCAAGACCTACGAGCGCAAGGCGGTGATGGTGGAGGCGTACCTCATGGGGATGGACAGGCCCGCGCGCGTTCCCGTCATCACCTACGAGATGACCGCCGAGACGAAGAAGGAGCGCGAGGGGAAGAAGTACCCCGATGACTACCGAATCATCTGTGCGGTCGGCGCGAGGCATTGGGGATTGAAGCGCAACGCCTTCGGCTCGATTCCCCCGATGAAACCGCGTCGGCAATGGTTCACCTTCAGCCGGATGAGGTGAGAATCGAATCATGGAATCGCGCCGAGAGCAAGTCATATCGGCGCGAAAGATTCATGATTATTCCACTGGCTATCACTTGAACTATTACGGTAATATCTCGGACGATGGGATAGGGACTCGATCTTCGCCCCCCCCCCGGTTGGGCGACTCAAAATCGTCCGCTCGGCAATCGCCCCTTGGGCTGTAGACACCACGCCCATGATACCGTAAGCGGCGAATCATATCAAGCGGGTATTTGATTATTTTCACAGAAAATTATCGGAAAATTATCGAGAAACCCGCTTGCTTTTCAACGCCGAATATGGCATCATTTCACCAACCCTCAATGGAGGACAAGACCATGAACGAGAAAGACATCATCAGAAAGACCCCGGAGTTCAAGGCCCTTCGCGCCGAGGCGCGTGAGGTCATTGCCGCCTATGCGGACGGCGCGGACTTCGACTATGTGATCAGCCGACTCGCCCCCATCGGCGAGAAGATGACTGCGATGCTGGCGTAAGCGCAGTATGACGATTTGGGTGGGGACCTAACTTACCCCCACTCGCGGACGGCCTCCGTTTTTGCGTCGAACACCACTTCCTTTCGGTGCGAGACGATTTGTGCGGATCAGCCGTCCGCACTTTTTTGTTTTGGCATCTATCGGAAAACGGCTAATTTGATATAATATTGGCCGTTCGGCGGGGATGGTAATTTCTACTTTAGGTAGATCAAGTACCCCCGTCGGGCATTTTCTCTCTGGTCGTTCCGACGGTTCGGGATGCGCGGGGGATAACCGACGATAAATGCTATGACGCTAAATGAATCCATTGGGCGTTTTAATGTGCGTAAAACGCTGCGCTTCGAGATGAAGCCGGTCGGCAAGACAGCCGATCACCTCGACGCACTCCTCGCGGATGACGAGGATCGCGCCGCATCGCTTAACACAGTCAAGGCGGTGATCGAGGCGGAACACCTCGCGCTGATCCGCCGCGTGTTCAAGTCGCTTCCCGATCCGCTGCCGGATTACACGGCAATCAAAGAGGCGTTCAAAGCCGACCCCGAACACGACATTCTTTCTGGTCGAAACGCCAATGCGGTCATGAAGACCGTCATTGAGCGTTGCCGCTACAACCGCTGGCCGGTTCCGAAACAGCTGAAGGACTTGTCGGGGTGGCAACCGCTCTTCATCAAGTGGCATTGGCATTGCTACGAGCAGTACAGGGTGGCGGGCGAGAGCGCGGTGGCGCGGGCGTGGGCGGGACGCGCCAAGGCCGAAGTCGAGGCGACGAGTCCGCAACTCCGCACCCCCAAGAAACGCAAGCCAACGCGGAACTATTGGTTTGACCACGGCCCGTTCCGCATGATGTTCGACAACCACTCCTGCGGCATGAGCTGGCTGAAGGAGGACTTCAAACTTTCGCGCAATTTCATCTTGAAGGACGGCGACCGCATTTTGATTGGCATCGTCCCGCGCTCGTCGAAGTTCAATCCCTACACGATGGCCAGGCCGCTCCCCACCGAGCAGACCTATCTTCTCTACGAGGAGACCGCTGGCGTGAACCCGCAGTTCCGCGCCGTGCCTCGCGCCCTCGTGGACGCACCTGCGTACCGAGGGTTTCTGTACCTCTTTGAACTGTGCGGACGCGGGCTTCGGAATCAGACGAATCTGAACGCCATGTATCTGCGGTCGCTGTTCACGGCGGACAATTTCAACGATCCGTCGTTTCACCTCGACAAGGTGTGCGAGTTCTACGCCCGCAAGGGCGCGATGATTCCGGACGAGGGCAAGCCAGAGCATTTCCGTCAAAGGTTCACCGAGAGCAAGTTCTTCGTTTCCCTGCACATCACCTGCAATCCGCAGTTCGTGATCCCGAAGAGGCGTCCGCAGCCCTACGGCGATCTTTCCAAGTTCATCGAGGCGAATCCCTACGCGAAGTTCCTCAAGGTCGCTCCGGCGACCGGTGGCTACAGGATCGACGATGTGTTTCTGCCGACGGCGGTGGCCAAGGCGGGGGGCGTTGCCGGGATGCTGGCGAAGTTCGTCGTGGAACGCGATGCGTATGTGCTTTTCGACCCGTCCGTGCCGGAGGCGATCCGGCGGTCGGTCAAGGACAAGTTCGACTACATCGTGGTGCGCGGGCGCGATCCGTTCGCGGATGGCGGCGTGATGCGCGGCTACCAGCTCATCGACCGTCTCTTCGTCGGACGGCTCGGCGAGGCGCAGACCAAGATCGAGGAACGCCAAGCCAAAGAGAAACGCAAGGCCGACGCGGCGGCGGCACTCGAGGCGAAACGCAAGGCCGACGCGGCGTTATTCGAGGCGGCACGGGCGGCGAAGGCGGCGGAGAAAGCCGCCAATAAGGCCCGTGCCGAAGAAGAGTTCCGTCTCGCCCAGGAGCGGCGGGCTCTCCGCGAAAAGGTGATGACGGAAGCGGCGAGCGATGTGTTCAACTCGCCGCTGTTCCAGACGGGAAAGTTCCTCTTCAAGTTTGGCTACAAGACCTCGGACAATGTGCGGCACGAGGCGAACTGCCGCGCCGAGTCGAAGGACGATGTGTTTCAGAAACTCCGCACGGTCGGTGTGCGTCCTTTCCGCGTGGAGTGCGACGATCCGGAGTTCACGAACGCCGCGCCCGCTCCCGCGCAGCCGCTCGGCATTGCCGACCGGCTCAAGAGGCTTAACGCGCTCAAGGCGGACGGACTTCTCACCGAAGAGGAGTACGCCGCGCAACGCGCAAAAATCATCTCGGAGCTGTAGCTATGCCGAAGAATCTGCTCAAAGTGAAAACCGAGAGGTTTCTTGAAATCCGCGACCCGCAGAAGGCCGTGGGCCTGTGGTCGCACCATGCCGAGTTCACGGCGACGCTCCATCCCATCGCGCCGACGCGCCTGACGCTCGGACGGTTCTTCAACGCCGATCTCGTCCGCCACGAAACACAAGCCGAGGCGTTGGAGATGATGCGGGCGAAAGGCTGGAACAAGTCGCCGGCGCAGAAGATGAAGGAGTACGCCGCGCAGTACCTCGGCGAGAGGTTCGACGAGAACGGCAAGGGCGAATGGCCGCCCGTGCCGAGGTGGTTCAGGGCGTGGTACGGATTCTCGATGTGGCTGGACGACGCAAAGACCGCGAAGCCGGACGTAGACGTGCGGCTGTCGTTCGGAACGCCCGTGACCGGGACGTGCTGCGCGGGAGAGAAGCACCGCACGTCGCGTGTCGTGTTCCTCAAGAAGAACGGTCGCAACTTCATCGGCGTGATGATGAAGGACGGATGGTACGGCTGGAACATCATCGAGAAGTCCGCATACCAGTCCGACCCATACGAACGGCTCGTCCTCTCGCCGAGGCATGGTGCCGTGTGGCAGACGGTTGATGCGGACATCATCACGGAGCTTGTGCAGGGAAAGCGGTTCTGCTTGTTCGAGATGGAAAGGCATCCGTTCTTCGACGCGCTGACGGACGCGAAGAACAAGTCGGAGGTGCTTGGCAGCATTTCCCGCAACGTCGAGTTCTACGTCCACGACCCCAACGGGCCGGAGGAGCGTTTCTACATGACGTGGAGCGCGACGTTCAATCCGCGCAAGCGCAAGTACGACGGCTGTGACAAGAGCAAGGTGCGGCTTGTCGAAACGATGTCGGAGCGCAGCAAGAACTGGATCGGACGGCGCATCGAGGTGACAGCCCCCGCCAAGGCGGACGAGGCGGCGAGGTGGGTTGTCGAGAACAACGGATGCGTCCTCCTACCGCCGGACGCATCGGACGAGCTGCGTTTTGCTGTGATGCGCTCGCTCTTCTACATTACGTTCCCGGAGCGGGCTATTGACGAGCCGGGCGGACTTCTGCGCGGCTACCAGCTGCCGGGGCGCATGGTGCAGTTCGCCACGAAGCAGATACGCTACGACGGCGGCAAGGACATCGTGGAGCGGCTGCGGAAGAAGTCGCAGGATGCCGTGGACCGGAAGCGCGCTCTTGTGGTCGATACGCTCCTGGGCCGTGCGGCACGAATTGTCGCCGAGCGCAATGGCATCGAAACGGACGAGGCGTTACGGCGCATCGAGGGCGCGGGCGGACGCGCCGTGATCGAGACGGCGGCATGGCGTTGGGGTTTCATGGAGGGGAACGCCCTCTCGCTCTTCAACGCCACTCCGCAGGCCGGATCGCTCAAACTCCCCGACCTCTCCCTCGCCATCGGCTTTGAACACCGCCTCGGACTCGACGGCGGCAAGGCGACGGTCGGCAAGCTCGTGCAGACGGCGCGGATCATCTCGCTTGAGGAATCCCTCGACGCGCTCCGATTCTGCAAGGACGTGAAGATCGAGGCGAAGCGCGTGTTCACGCCGCGACGCGGGGCGGAGAAGGACAAGGTGATGTACGCGGGCGACTCGTTACGGATCATCCGTGACGAGGGGCGTTACTTCCTGCTGGCGATTCCGAAGTTTGCGCAGTACCAGTACGAACGCGACCTCCTCTTCACGCCTGGCGAAGAGAAGTCTGTCGCAGTTCAGGCGTACCGCTGCGTCTCGGACGAGAGGATGCGCTCGCGCCACGACAACCACGTCGAAGAGGAACAGTTCGACTTCAACAAGATCATGAACCTTGCGCGGGACGGGCGCGTGTATTTCTACTCGCTCGACGTGAAGGACGCCCGGTGGCTCTTCGACGCGACGTACACGCTGGCGAACAAGCGTCCGTGCAGGTTTATTCCCACTGTCCCGCAGTTGTTCATGCCCGGCTCGCCGTTGAAGACGTGCCATCCGTACAGGCAGAACGGCGTGTACCTCGTCACGGACGTTCCGGCTGACACGGAGACAATCGAGGTTCGGATGATGTTCACCGCCAACCCGCAGGTTCGGCGCGACGGGCGCAAGTACGAGGGGCGGTCGTGGAAGTCCTACTGCGACGCGTACCCCGACGACGCGGGGCGTGAAGCCGTCCTGTGGCCGACAGGTGAGGCGACGGCGGAATCGCTCAAGAGCGCCACACGGCGCGTCGTGGAGGCGGACGGCATCCTCCTGACCGATGCGGAGCATCTTCCGGCAGCACTTGAAGGGATGGGGTACGTCATCACGCAGACCTCCGACCCCTACGCGCCGGGGGGAATCTACCACGGCTATATGCTTGCCGACCGCGTGTTCAAGTCAACCGACGGGCGCGTGGAGTGGCGCGAGGCGACGGGATTCAAGCACAAAGCCGAGCCGGAGGGCAAGTTCGACCGGCAGAAGTACACAGAGGCGAAGCGCAAGGAGAACACGGGCAAACCGCTCGTCGAGGTGCTGTCGGAGCGGATCGGGCGAGAGGCGGAGGCGGCGTTTTCGGAGCGCATCGAGGCGGAAGTCCTCGCCGACAAGAAGACGGCAAAGTTCTTCACGCTCGAGGCTCCCATCGTGATCGGCGACGAGTTCAAGGCGATGGTGGCGCGGGAGTTCCGGCGTGTCGCCTACACGGGGACGATGGGGTGGCGACAGCAGATCGTCCGTCCGGCGCACGAGGTCGCCCTTGGCATCTGGCTGGCGCGGCTACAGCCCGACCCGTCCTTGCCGGAACGCGCACAGACGCGCCAGAACGCCCCTGTGGCCGCTCCGGCGGCGAAACCCGAGCCGTCGCCCACGCCCGCGCAGAGAAAGCGCCTGGCCGCCCTTGACGCGCTCCTGGAGGAAAGCCTCGTCACGCAGGACGAGTACGATGCGAAGAGGCGCGAGATTCTGGGGGTGGAGCCGTGAAAAGAGTGATCCTCGCCAGCGTAGCGACATTCTTCCTGCACACGGCTACCGTGGCGGCGGAGCCGGAAGTCTATTCAAACTGCTTTGAGATCGTGGCGGGGGAGTACCCGACGCTCGTGTTCACCGAGAACCGCGACGTGCAGATCAAGATCGAGTCGTGTGCGACGGGCGCAC